ATGCCTGACTCGACTGCCATCAGCCAGCCCGCCAGTGAACTGCATTACGTAGACGACACTCAACCGGGTCTTACGCGCAAGGTACTGCGCGGCAAATTCGCGTACTTTGACACCAAGGGTCAGCGCATCAAGGACGAGTCGGAGATCAAGCGCATCAACGCACTGGCAGTCCCGCCCGCCTACACCGAAGTGTGGATCTGTGCCGATCCGCTGGGCCACCTGCAGGCCACCGGCCGCGATGCCCGCGGGCGCAAGCAGTATCGCTACCATCCGCGCTGGCGCGAAATACGTGATCAGGACAAATACTCGCGGCTGATCGAGTTCGGCCATGCGCTGCCCAAAGTGCGCAAGCAGATCGAAGCACAGCTCGCTCAGCCGGGCATGGGCCGGGAAAAAGTCATGGCGACGGTCATTTCATTGCTGGACGCAACACTGATCCGCATCGGCAACAGCCAGTACACCAAGGAAAACCGCTCGTACGGCCTGACCACCCTGCGCAACAAGCACGTCGAAGTCAAAGGCGGCCAGATCCTCTTCGAGTTCCGCGGCAAGAGCGGCGTCGAGCATAAAGTCAGCGTCAAGGATCGACGTCTGGCCAACGTGATCAAACGCTGCATGGAACTGCCCGGACAAAACCTCTTCCAGTACCTGGACGAAGACGGCGTACGCCACGCGGTGACCTCTTCCGACATCAATGCCTACCTGCAAAGCCTCACCGGCTCGGACTTCACCGCCAAGGACTACCGAACCTGGGCTGCCAGTGCGCTGGCACTGGCAACGCTGCAAAAACTGCACTGGGAGCCAGAGGCCGACGCCAAACGGCACATCGTCGACATGGTCAAGGCAGTCTCGAAACAACTGGGCAATACCCCCGCCATCTGCCGAAAATGCTACATCCACCCGGCGGTTCTGGAAGGCTTCCTGCTCGGCAACCTGGCCAAACTCCCCCGCTCCCGACAACGCAAAGGCCTGCGCCTGGAAGAAGTTGCCCTGGCGAGCTACCTGCGAATACTGGCTGACAAGGTCGAGGCCGTGGTGAACGATACGGTGGTGAAAGACAGCAAAGCCTGAGCCGCCTGACCATGGCACGTCAGCCTTTGCACCAATAAAATTTCGTAGCCTCATGATTTGCCAAGCATTTCTGACGGGCAAAAAAGCAGCGTCTTGTACCTTTCGGGACGCTTTCAAGCTTGCTTCATAGGGGCCGGGTGTATATATTCCCTGCTCTTGGCGCTACCGCCCCGATGGCGAAATTGGTAGACGCAAGGGACTTAAAATCCCTCGTCCTTTGGACGTGCCGGTTCGACCCCGGCTCGGGGCACCATTTAAAATCAAGGGGTTACGTGGCTTTAGTCACATCCCCCTTGAGCTTCATGCTCCGCAATAAATAATGCTGCTCCGCAACTCGTCGTAAACCCTACCCTCCCGGCGTCCTGCCGACGAACACCACTCCCCAAACCAGAAGCACTCAACTACTGTATGTCTATACAGCAACTGAGAATCACTCATCATGAACATCGACTACGCCGAAGACTGGCCGCTCTGCCCCACGGAGGAGCAGATGCTCAAGCAACACGCGCACCTGGTATCGGAAGAAAATAGGCTGTTGCGCGATGAGGTAGACCGATATCGTAACCACGTCACCAAGCTGATTGACATGCACAATGACGCAGCCCTCGAGCGTGACAGGCTCCGGATAAAGCTGAGAGACGCGGACAGCCGGATATCTAATCTGCTGCGCGAAGCTTGCGACTCTTGGAAACAGACCAACTCTTTAGAGCAGGTCATAGAGCAACACCGCCTTTTGCTCAGGAACGCCAATGTCGATCCGGTAATGTGGGGGGGACGGTCGGATTCAGGTTCCCAGGCGTAGCGGCACTTGAGCACGCGCTGCATCCTTCACCGCAAAGGGCGCACGGTCAGTACGCCCTGACTACCCACAGTTGATCCAATCGAGTCGTGTAGCTCTGGCTCATCATGTCCCTGCGCATTGCCCAGTCTGGATCGGACGGTACGCTCCCGGCCCTCAATGTCCCCCTCCCCCAGAGTGCATTGATTTCGTCGAGCACGCCCATCACCTTTTCTACCGCCGCTGGCTGCGACTCCGCAAACAGGTCATCCGTAAACTCGCCAGGTTGGCGAAGATCCAGCAGCAGCACTTCGGCCTTGCTGTACTTGTACCCTGGGCGGAAAAGTCGGTTGACCGCCTCAGTTGCACCCTTCGTCAGCAAGCGCACGTCATTGGTGGGATACGGCAGCTCGACCAGCGCACCATTCGCATATTTAGGTTCATCCGGGTTGAACATACCTGTGCGGATACTGACGCGCATCTTCTTGCACAGTGAATTCTGGGCACGCAGTTTTTCAGCGGCGCGCTGCGTGTAGGTGGCCACCGCTTCCTTGATCGGCTCGATAGTGGTCAGGCGCTGCCCAAACATTCGACTGCTGCAGATTTCCTGTTTGGGCGGATCAGCTTCGCTCATTTCCAAACACGACGTGCCGGCCAGCTCTCGCGCAGTCTTTTCAATGACGACACTGAACTTGGTGCGTAGGGTGCGCGCGTCAGCATTGGCCAAATCCATTGCGCTTCGGATGTTCATGGCCTCTAGATGCGCTTTCATCTTCTTTCCCACTCCCCACACCTCTGACACACACGTATTGCGCAGCACCCAGTTGCGCTTGTGCAGGTCGCAGATGTCAACGACTCCACCTGTTTGGGCCAGCAGTCTCTTAGCGGTGTGGTTCGCCAGCTTGGCAAGCGTCTTGGTAGGCCCAATGCCAACGCCAACTGGTATACCGGTGCATTTGAGGATTTTCGACCGGATGCGCCGGCCAAATTCTGTCATGTCGCCCGGTATGCCCGTCAGATCGGCAAACGCTTCATCGATGCTATAAACCTCCGAGGCGGGCACCATCGACTCGATGATCGTCATAACCCGCTCACTCATGTCGCCATACAGGGCGTAATTGCTGCTGAAGGCAATCACGCCGTTCTGACGCAAAACGTCCTTGATCTGAAAGTACGGTGCACCCATTTTCACAAATGGTTTTGCGTCATAGCTCCGGGCGATAACACATCCGTCGTTGTTACTGAGCACTACGATGGGAGTCTTTGCCAGGTCGGGACGGAAAGCTCGCTCGCAGCTCGCATAAAAACAGTTGCAGTCGATCAGCGCGAAGACATTCTCATGACCGGCCATGATCGCGCACGCTGTAACGAACGACTCCCAAGATGGACAGTTCATCGCCTTCCATGATGTGTCGAGGTGCGAAATGCGGATTTTCTGACTGAAGGATAACGACGTCATTACGCATGTGCAGCCGCTTGCAAACGGCCTCGGCGTTGAGCGCAGCAACGACGATATCACCATGCTCGGCCTCAAGGCTTCGATCTACGATCGCAAGATCACCACTATGGATGCCTGCCCCCTGCATGCTCTCACCCAAGACAGTAACCAGGTAAACATGCGGCGCCCGAATGCTGAAAAGCTCATCGAGCGATATATGCTTCTCGATGTGGTCTGCTGCCGGCGAGGGGAACCCTGCTGATACCAAAGATGAGAACCATGGGAGCTTCGCCCCCTCTTCTGCCAGGGTGCCGAGGTAAGTGACATTCATGATGTTCGCCGTTTTTCGTGGGTGAGTGATTAACTGTATGCATATACAGTTAACTCTTTGCCCTTACCGTGGTCAATCGTAGAGACGGGCATTTTCGACGAGTGACATTACGGGTGACATCATGTGCGGACGCTACTCGATCTATGAATCCATGGACCATTACCTAAAAGAGCTTGCGCCAGAGCAGCTGGTTATCAATGGCTATGACCTCTGGCCCATTGAGCGTTACAACGTTGCTCCGACGACTCGCGTTGAGATCATCCGACCGACGGAGACCGGCCTGAGTGTCGACAAGGTTCGCTGGGGATGGGCTCCGTTCTGGGCCCAGGGGAAACGTCCGGCCCCCATTAATGCACGCGTCGAAACGGTGATGACTGGAAAGTTCTTCAAAGAGTTGTGGCCGCACGGCCGTGCTCTCGCACCTGCAAATGGCTGGTTTGAATGGGTTAAGAATCCTGATGACCCCAAGAAAAAGCAGCCTTACTTCATCCGACTCAAAAGCCAAAAGCCGATGTTTTTCGCAGCGCTCGCGCAAGTTCATGCTGGGCTGCAACCTCACGAAGGCGACGGGTTCGTGATTATTACTGCGGCCAGCGATCAGGGAATGGTCGACATACACGACCGGCGCCCATTGGTCCTCAGCCCCGAACTGGCGCGCGAGTGGACAGACCCGTCCACTGCCCCATCGCGCGCCGCCGAGATAGCTCGGGAATGCTGTACTCCAGTCGATGAGTTTGAGTGGTATACGGTTGGCAAGGCCGTGGGTAACGTCCGGAACCAAGGGGCGGAACTGATAGAGGAAGTCGAATAAATTCATACGCCCAAGGCAGCCCAAGCATTTAAACCTTGCGTATCCCGAACTGCGCGGCCTTGACCGTCGAGTCCTGCGGCACGCCTGCAGCCAGGTATAGGCCCATGCGCGAGGTGATAACGGTTTCAGTCAGGTCAATCGTGCCGCGCTGCGTTTCCAGCCCACCGGAAAAGCTGGCCGGCATGGTGAACGGTTCTTGGTACTTGTCCATCGACCGATAGTAGGACGTGGACGATGCGCCATTGACCGTCTTGGTGATGGTCAACTCAGCTTCCCAGGCCAGTATCCCGCGCGATGAGCCGTCGATCTCGACCGCCGACACCATTTCGATAACGTCGCCGGCCGCCAGGTTGGTCTGTACCACGTTGGCCGTGGGTTGCATGTAGATGTAGCCGCCCGCAGCCGCCATGTTGCCACGCAGCTCGATGCACTGCGCCTCACCATAGGCGGCAGGCTCCTTGTACCACCGCGTGGTGATCCCGGCCAGGCCAGAGCCCACAGCCTTGTAGCCGTCCGCCAGCACCGACCCGGCCACAGCGTTCACGCCAGCCGGTAGCGCGCCGCTAGCGCCCGCCAGCAGCGGGTTGGCATTGAGGCAGCCGAACGGACGGATGGCCGAGTAAATGTCGCCAGCGTCAGTGGGCAGCGGAATACCGGGAAATTCGAAGTTGGCGGTGATGATCGGCACCACACGCGAACTGATGAACTCGGCACCCAGGATATTGGGATGCAGGCCCTCGACAGTCATCGCTTCGGTGAAGCCGTCCCAAATATTCACGACCGGTACGAACTGGCTGACATAGCTCACCACCCAGTCTTTGTAAGCGCTCGCATCGGCCAGCGCCTGCCCGGTCAACGCCCTGTTGCCGAAGCGCGGCGTGCCGGTGCCGACGATCAGGTACTTGCCGGGCGTGTCCAGGAACGCGGTGACGATCTTCATCACGTTGGCTTTCGTGTCGGCCAAGCTCATACCTGCCGTGGTGCTGTCGTTGGTCCGCGACAGCAGCAGCCACAGGTCGGCAGTGGACGACGCAATGCAGGCCGGAAGTCTGGCCAGAAACTGCCCGGTGTGGTCGCCGAGCTTGCCCTGGTTGTCGAGGTAGCTGGGAAACAGGCCAGTGCGCGCCGCGATCCAGGCCGCGAAGCCATACGCCTCGGTACCGAAGGCCGTCGTCGCGATGGTGTGGCAGTTGCCCGAGAAGCTATCGCCGAGCAGGCCCAGGCCACGCCGGATCGGTTGGCGGCGTTGGATCGCGTTTACCAGAAGGCTCATCGAGTCACCTCGAAGACAGCGCCACCATTGGGTGTAATGCGCGTCGAAGAATTTCCGAGCTGCAGCAGGTAGCCGCCATCTTTGGTGAAGGTGTCAGTCACCACCCAGCTACCGCCGGCCTGCTTTTCGACGGTCACGCTGCCGCCGTTCGCCTTGATGATCAGCATCGTCTGGCCCATGTATTTTTGAATCAGCTGGGTATTTGCCATTTTATTGTTCCGTTACTCGGAGGTAATCAGGGGCTTGGGGAGCGCATCAACAAAGCGGTTACACGCCAAGCCGGCTATTCGGGATTCGTCATAAGCCTTTGCCAGCTCTCCCGCTCGCGCGTCAGCCCGGCTGAGCAGTTCGGAGAGCACCATGGCGGCGCGGCTGGCTGCCTTGCCTCGTTCGGCAGCGCCGGTATCGCCGGGGGCGCAACTGGTGGCGGCTGCCAGCTTTTTGGCTTCGACACGCAGCCGGTCGCCAGCAGCGTCAGCGACAGCAGCATCAGTAAGCGCAGCGGTCTGTTCTTGTCTTGCATCGTTTGCCACCTGGTTGGCCGCTTTCTGGCGGCGTTGCTCTTCGGTTCGGTACTCGGTGGTCGTGGTGGCCACCGCCTCGGATTGGGTGCTGATCTGCTCGGCCCACTTCGCCTTCCAGGCCAGATCGGTGACGGTCACGCCTTGCCGGTATGCCCCGTACAACGCGCCGGCCAGCGCCAGCAGGATCAGCAGCAGGCCCAAAGCCCTCCACGGCAGGGCCTTCACGCCAGCACCTCAAGCGCTCGGGCGTACAGCGCCTGCCGATCAGCCAGTCCGTTCGTGCCGCCATTGATGCGACGGGTGATCGTCAGGAAATCGCCCTTGTCGGCCAGCGTGTTGAGCGCGGCCCGGTGCCAGAACCACGCAGCCGACATCGCGGCGTGCTGCGCCAGCTCGAGCAATTCGGGATGGTTGATCAGGTCCAGGCCCAGCGCTTCGGCGCACTCGGCGTAGTTCGCCCGCCCGGTGATCTGGATCAGGCCGCGCCCGCGGTATTTGGAGCCATCGCCCGGCACGGTATTGCCCAGGTCTTTACGCCCCTCGTACCCCAACTGCTGCGGAGTCGGCCCCCAAATCTCGCGGACGTAGCGCAGCTGGCCGGATTCATGACCGACCTGGGCAATGAATGCCGCGATGCGCAGCGGTGTCACGATCTGGTACTTGCTCATCGCCGTATTGAGAACGGGTGCAAAAACGCCGGCTTTCTGGCCGGCGTTCGGGAGGATCTGCAGCAGTTGCTGCGCTGTGATAGGCATTCGATTTTCTCCAAACAAAAAACTAGGTGCTACCGAGGAAAAACATTGATGTGTCCTCCCTATAACTGAAACCGTCAGTTAGGCATCAATTACACAAGGAGGCTTTATGAAGATGAAGTGCGTGATGTTGCTGATGATTGCGCTGATTTCTGGATGTGCTAACTACAGCCCCGGCAAATTCGGTGGCAAAGAGAACCCTCGCAACATATCTTGCAACGCAACTCCGCCAAATCAGCCGGGATGCTACGAAGCACCGACAAAATACGGTCAGTTCAATTGAATATTGACTGAGACATCAAGGCTGCTCTGGAAAGCTGTTCATGGGTGCGGCGGCTATCGTCGGAATGGCAGGAGCAGCAGGCCAGACAGCTGCCTGATGCCACGTAGCCTGGGCGGTCACTTTGCCCAGCGCGAACTTGTAGGCCTTCCACGTCTTGAGAACAGGGACGAGCGCTGCCGCCTCTTCCTCTTCCTGCTTGGTCGCCTCTCCGGCCTCGATTCCATAGCCCAGCGTTTCAATACGGTCCTGAATACGGGCAATCTGCTGAGCTGCCGCACCGCTTCTATCGATCAGGTCGCTATTTGCCTTGGCTAGGGATCGAGCTTCAGCAGCCGCGTCTTTCATTTCTTTGGTAATTAATTGGGCCCAGTCAATATTGGACATATGTTCAGATCCTTTAAGCCGTTTCGATCAGAGGTAGAGCTTTCGGAAACTGGACGATACCGTCAGGCACATCAGTTAGGTCCGCGGGGTACGCTTGCTCGGGACTGTAGTTTGCGGGAACAGGTAAAATCAGGCATACGATAAGTTGTCCGCCATCAAAATTAACGTCATCCCATATCCATTCACATGCAATGGCGGACTTCGGCAACGTACCCCCTTCTTGCATTGGCGAAAAGTCGAACGTATCTCCATTAATCTTCAATACCATGCCGTTTTTTTCTACAACAAATGCATCATCCCGTCGCTGGGGAGCTATTTTGATAATCATTAGAACCACCTGCCAACGGCTATATAACAAAGGTACGAAGAAGCGGTACTCGACGGGGAAACAACTCGACCGATGATGCCCGTAGTAGTGGCACTACCATCGGATGCCCCCCAACAAAAGTAACCATTAGAAGTCATGGCCTGCATCGTCACTGCCGGAACAGCAGCAAATGGCGCAGGAAATACGAAAGAAACGCCGCCTGAGTAGAAGATCGGTCCACCGCCCTGGCTAGCCGCCACTGGGGCTGGCGATATCCCTCGGCAAATCATCGTGCCGTCCAAATACTTCGTGAACGTGCCCCCATTCAAATTTCCAGTTTCTATTATCGCCCCGGTGGGCATGCCTCCCGACTGTGAAACGGTCCCTACTGCGTTACCCTCGTGGTATAAGGTCCGTGCTACTTCACCCATTGAAAACCCACCGATCTTGAATTTGTTGTCGGTGTCAACTCCAAGGTGAAGACCAAACGCCCCATCTCGAATAAATGTCATTACCGCGGATGCGCTATTGTTGTTGCCATTACCTATTCGTAGCGCCGTGTTACCGTTATTGTTAGTGGGGCCTATTGAGGCTATGCCGGGCGGAGCTCCCGAAAAAAGACTTGTCCCAACGGAAGAATTAGCCGCCCCCAAGCGCACACCGCCCAATGCCTGGATGGCTTCGCCAGCACTCTTCTTGCCGGTCCCACCCTGCTCAATCGTCAGCGCCGTTGTCAGACCCGACAGGGAGAGGATGTCGCTGTTGTTCCCGGCGGCGGCAGCAGCAAGTGCTGCGCGCACACCTTCGCGCGTACCAGAAGTGCCCAACACCGCAAGGGTAGAGCCGAACTGATTGACCAGCGCCCGGAGCGCATCAGCAGAATCCTTGACGTAGCCCTGCATCGGAGCAAGCGCGTACCCGCCCGCGTTGTTGGTGACTCCCTGATAGTTCGGCGCGATCGACATCGCGGTATTGCTGGCGATGTTGGTCACCTCATACCAGCCACCATCAGGCCCGCGAAAGCCATCACCTACCCGGCTGTTCGCGATGAAGGCGGTATTGGTGCCAATGACCGCATTCGAATTTTGGGTGACGGAAACCGTACCCGACTTGTACCAAGGCATGATGTTTACTCAATCAGTTGATGTGTCAGACGTTCATCTTTGCAAAGACAGCCGGCAGAAAGAATGCTGTTGGATTGGCCGCTGCAATGGTGATCGCGTAAAGTTTGCTGTTCGGAAAGTCCCACCAGCAATACAACGCCCTTGATATCGCACTACCCGAGTTCAACCCCATCCCAAACGAGTTAATCAATAGATACTCGTTCTCAGGGAAATTGAACGGCACTGAGTAATAGCAACGCACAAGGTTCTGACTGGTGTAGTCAAACCTCTCATAATTCCACGCTTGAAAAGAGCGCGTAAAGTTTGCACTTGAAGTCCCCGAATCAAATAGCAGATTGGTTGAACCATCCCACAGTCGCATACCGAAATCCGCGACCGGTTGCGCAGCAAATTGAGCAACGAAATACCGGCCATTGGGCTGGGCAGTGTTCACGTCGTAGGCCCGAACATAGAAGCCGGTCCAGTTGCCTGCAGATCCTATCAAGCGCATAGCGCAAAGCCCCGCCACCGCATTTACGGTATCAGGCCTAACAAACACCAGTGGTGGCTCCTGCGAGGTTACTGGCCGAGGAAAGTAGGTGGTCGAACCAAGCCCGCTTTCCTCTGTAGGCTGATAACGCCCCGACGCAATAACCATCAGTCGCGCATATTGCGAGTCAAGAACTACCACGTTACTGTTGTTAGAAAACTCTAGGCCGTATCCTTCCGCCATTATGAAAACCTCATAACGATCAGGCGCATAGTTCCCGAGGAAACCGTGCTTGATCCATAAGTTCTGGTGTGGTTGTAAACCCTCGCGACACCGTCAACGAGTTCTGTTTCATGCTGCCGTTGATTACTGTCATAGGTGCCGGCCGGAATCACCAATGCCACGCCGTTCCCCGGCCCCACTCCAGGCACAGCAAAGTCCTGACTGGTCTTTGTGGTGCCGGAGAATGTAACCAGCGTCGACAGAACAACCCGGATCGTGAACGAATTCTCGTCCAGTTGGAGAGCAGCATCTGCGCCCCACACCCTCATGCCATTGCTCATTCGCTGAGGTCTCCCAACTGCACGCGTTTGACGTTGTTGATGTCGTAGACCCGGACTGATCGATTGGTTACCACCAGCCTGCCGCCGCCAGCGCCTGATCCGTTGATCTCGAGCGTCCCATCCTTGCGCAAGATCCAACCTCGCTGCCCGGCCACATAGTCAGTCGAGCTTATGAAACTGCCTATCTTGGCGTTGGTGATCGTCCCGTCCATGATGAACGTAGGGCCGAGGAACAGCTGGCCGTTCTGAGCAACGAAAGGTGTCGATATAGCCCCGCCCGCCATTGAGTTAACGATGGCAAATCGATCAGCGCTCACCAAGAACTGGCTTTGCAGACCTGCCTCGGTGTTCTCAATACCAAAACCGAAGCCCGCCGCCACATAACGTCCGTCCTGCGTGACCTGCATTTTCACAGACCACATCGTGCTCAGCTTCCCTGCAGTGTCCGCATAAGCGGTAGCGGTTTGCTGAATCGCTGCTGTGTTCTGGGCAGCGGCATTATTTGCAGATGCGACCGAGGCCGAAAGCTGTTGAAGCGAGCTTGCGGTAGATGCCTGGTTGGTGCTGACTACCTCACGCAGATCAGTGACCTGGCTGGTGTTTGCACTCACCGTGGCCGTCAGTTGCGTTATTGTTCGTGCCGTGGCTTCGTTCTGAGCGGCTCGGGTAACAGCCTCCTGAACAATGCTGGCCGCGCTGTTGTAGCCCTTCAGCGCATCCGCCAGCGCGCCCTCTCCGTCATCCTCACGATACGCGGCCCGCAGCGCCTCCATATTCGACGCCTGGGCAGTGACGACGCCATTCAACTCATTGATTTCGGTAGTGTGGGTCTGAACCTGAGCAGCCAAGCCGTTGGCCGTCTCTAGCAGCGTTCCGACGTCATCCCAGTACACGGCGTTCGGTGGCGGCGTTCCTTTGGGCACTGCCCGTTCAGCTTGGTAAATCCGGCCATCGTCCACGACCATCTGACCTTTTTCATATGTCTCCTTTGGGTCGTAGGCCTTGAGTCCGTCTAGCGCATCAATCTGGTCTTGCAACTGCTCGATCAGCTCGATTTTTTGCAGCAGCTTCTGTCCGAGTTCGGTTTCGGTGATCTGCCCAGCGATCATTTCAAGGATCGCCCCAGCATCATTGCTGGTCTGGCCCATCACGCCGGCGCCGGTCGGATACCACGGCCCCACGTTACCGGTCCGGTCCACCAGGCGCGCCCAGAAGAAAAACGTCACGCCCGCCAGCAGCCCCTGCATGACGTGTTCCGACTGCGGGTAGGCCAGGTCGCTGAGCTTCGTTGCCTTGGCCAGGTCGGTCGTCTGGCTGTACCAAATTTCAGTGCGCTGTGTGTCCTCCGCGCCAGGCGGGAAAGTCCACTTAAGATTGATGCCGAACATCAGCGACGCCGCAGTCAGCGACGTGACGGCAGGCGGTAGGCCCTCTTTCCCCTTGAGCTGCGTCAGGATCGAATTCCGCCAGCTCGACGAGATGTCATAGGCGCTGACGGCACGCACGCGGGCGAGATAGGCACCGGCATAGATGCCAGTGATGTCGACGCTGGTGGAGCCGGTGCGCTGCACCTTGATCCAGTTGCCGCTGTCCTTGCGCCACTCGACGTCATATGCCACGGCGCCGGCCACTGCTGGCCAGCTGATGGTCATCGTTGTAACGGCCAGACCTTGCGCAATCGCCGTCGTTGACGCCAGCGAAACGCTGGCAGGCGATGCAACGACTGTAATCGGAATGACGCTGATCGGACGCTCTTCCAGTCGGGCACCGGAGTCGATGTAGCTGAACTTGCTCGGCTCATACTGAAGAGCGGTAATTGCGTACTCGCCTTCCGCACTGCGCTTCACGCTCAGCACCCGGTACAGAGGGATAGCTAAGTCATCGGCATCCAGCGCCCATTGCAGTTGCGTGGTCGGCGTCTCGCTATACGCGACGGTGACTGTGATCTCACGACCTGCCGCCGACTGCACGGTCCGACCTTCGGCCTGGCCACTGGGCAGGTTGACGATCAAGCGGTCACCAGCCTTTGCCAGGGTGTCGCGATCGAGCGTTACTACTCTTCCAGCAGCACCAGCAATGCGTCCGCCGATCTCCCGGCCAGCCAGCAGCGAATCAGCGACGGGGATGATGTAGCCAGGAAGCGGAATAGCGCCTTCCATACCGGTGCTGAAGCTCACAGTACGGTCTTGATTGTTGCTCATCACGACCCACTTGCCGCGACGCTGCCCCTCGGAAGCGCGCGTGCAGCCGATCGCTGTCAGCTCAGTCGGCTTGTCACCGAAGCGGCGCTGCAGCACAGGGTCAGCGAACGGGATGACGTCGGTGTCGTAGTTGTTGTCCGGGTTGTCGTAACCAACGATTGCCCGGGTGTAGCGTGTCTTCGCCGAAGCGCTGCCGTAGGTGAATTTGCCGTCGATGACGTTGGCGCGAGTGAAGACGTAATCGAAGTCTTGGCTGCGCGGCATATCGGCTTGCGCAACCAGCTGGCCCTGAGCCCAGTAGGTCATGCCTCGATAAATGCCGGAGATATCGCGCAGCAGCGACCAGGCATTGGCCTTGCCCTGCAGGTTCATATCGCACAGGAAGCGAGGCTCTACGCCGCCGACTCCGTTCGGGACATCCTGATCGCAGTACTGCGCGATGCGGTACAACTCCCACTTGTCGACCATCCACGGCTTGATGCGCTTGCCCAGGCCAAACCGGTCTTGCGTGCAGACGCCGTATGTCACCCAGGCAGGGTTATTGGTCCACGCCTCTTTCATGGAGCCGTCCCACACGCCCGAATAGGTTCGGGTGAATGGGTCGTAATTGCTTGGCACCTGCCATTTCCGCGCCTTGCACTTGACCGTTACTGCGGGAATGTTGGTGAACTGCTCAGCATCAAACTCGATGTAGAGCAGCGCCGTGTTCGGGTAGCGCAGCTTTGCGTCGATGACCTCTGTGAGCCCGGCGACCAGCATGGTGTCGGCGATCTTGTTGGTGTTCTGGTTCGCGGTCAGGCGACGAACACGGATCTGCCAGCCTGATGTCGCGGCGGGCAAATCGATGCGGCGCGATCGCTCGTAGCGGGTGGTGGTCTTGCCGTCAACGGCCTCCAGCAGTGCCTGCTTGTAGCTCCCGCCGTCAGTCGCCACGTCGATGGCGTATTCAATGCGGTAGCCGCCTACACCATTGTCGTCTTGCTTCTGGAGCGCGGGCCACGCCAAGCGCACACGCACGGCAGACAGCTGCGTGTTGGTGATCGAGCGCACCCACGGAGAGTCGTTGCGCAGCTCGACGTTGACTGTCGTCTCGTTGTCGATCGACGGAATGCCAGGAATGTACGACTGATCAACTGAACCGGTTCGCCACTCCCACTTCACGTTTTGGAAATTCACGTTGCCGCTGGCATCGTTGATCGGCGTGTTGTCGAGGTATATGTCAGAAGCCGTCGGGGTGCCTTCGAACTCGCCCTCTCCTACGGCGATGAGCAGCTTTGCCAAGTTGGTGGAGCGCAGGCTATCGGAGGCCTCGGTCGGCGACTTCGGACTGCTGCTGCCGCCTTTTTCACCGCGGATATCGATCTTCAGTGCTGCGCCCATGCTTTTCTCCAGGCATAAAAAAACCGCCTCGTGGGCGGTTTGAAAGTGTTTATTTTTATAGCGCGAGAGGCTCGGCGTAACTGACGTCCATCAAAATATCGCTTCCCTTTTCAAATAGCGCCTTTACAACCGACTTCTGATCCTCGTCTGCCGTCATATTGAAGGTAAGCTGTTTGCCCCCTGGGGCTCTCATGGGAACTCCAAGGAGATTTCCGCTGCAGGAATATTCCAGCAGCGTGAAGCCTTCCCATAACATTCTCTCAAGATCGTCCCATTGATGAAGCTCACGAAGATCATCAGACTTTGGAGCGTGCAGGTAATTACCTAGCCTTTCACCAATCGCACTCAGGCCCGGTGTCACAGGTGTGTACTTGCACAGAAGCAAAGGGAATCCGTCAGAGAATATCTTAATGTTAACCTCCTGCACGCATCCGGCAAATGCCCGCTCCACCTCTCTACCAAGTGCAGCAATCTGCCATCCTTGTTTTTTTTTGGCCGTGACATCTTTTTGATGCTCAAGATACTCTCGATATCTTGACTCGATTCCGAACCTTAGTTCCAATGCACTGTAGAAATAGTATTCTGGCTTTTGTGCCCCTCTAGCGAAAAGCTTTTTACCTCTCACCAAATGATTCTTCGCGCCCCTAAAATAACTGTTCGCTTCCATGTTTTTCTCGAAAAGTCAAAGCTGTATCATACCTTGTCTTCTGCGTAGATCGATGCAGAGATGATCGCCCCGCCCCAGCGCCGCTCACCGATACAGATTGGGACAGGGTTGCCGCTGGCAGTGGTGTTCTTCGCACTGCCGAAGGCATAGGACGGCTGATTCTCTGGCGCTGCGCTCTGCTTGATACCTGCCGCTTGAGGGCTGAGCATCTGGATTACGCCGCCAGCCAGCAATGCAATGCCTGCGGGGGCCGTGGGGGCTCCGAAGAAGCTTGCTGCAATCAGGACAACGCCAAGGACAGTCTGTATCAGGCCTCCCCGCTTGCTGCCCTGCAGCACCGGCACAACCCTGACCTCGCGAGAACCTCCGAGTCCGAAGCCTTCCTCGCCGACGTTCTTGCCGTTGCGGAATATCGCGAAGCGCATGCCGAGTCGATCAAGTCGCCGGATCTCGTCAGCAAAGCCTTCCAGTGTCGCCTTCAGGGCTTTGAACACCTCCCAGGTCTGGCCGGAGTCGATCTGCCTGCGGTGCACCCTGCCGAACTTGCGCGCCAGTGATCCGGATAGCTTGATCGTGGTCATGGGTGAGTAGTGAATAGCTGCCATGTGTTTCTCCGGACATGAAAAAGCCGCCCGGAGGCGGCCTCATAGTTTGTTCGTCTTTAGGGTTTTCTGCCGTACTTGGCTTTGAAATCTGCTTCGAATTTTTCACAGGTTGGGACGACTATAGATAATGCTGCTGAGTTACCTGCGTGCTTACGCTCATCCTCACGGCAAAGCTCAATCGCTGTTTTGGCGCGTTCTTTTTCCATCCATTCCGGGTCGTTTTTAGCGGATGTGCCAATAACTAAGAGCGCTCCCAGTCCGATGAGAATGGCGAGGACAATTTTCCAGATCATGCATAGACCCCCTTTTAGATGGTCGCAATCTACCATCCCGAACAGGGCAGAAAAAGAAAAGGCACCAGAAGGTGCCCAATCGTTGCTGTGTTCGGCCATAACTTGCCGTACCTTACAGCGCCTCGCTTAGCCGCATCGAGCCGTGCCAAATCAAAGCGCATGATGGTTGCTCACCGTAATGCCGAATGACACCAATCGGCATCCTGTGGGGGCTCGTCCTCTTGAATGTACAAAGGCCGGTACGACTCAGAAAGCGCGCTTCGTGGCGAGGCGTCATTTACGGAATACTGCCCAAAGCACGCCTATTACAATCAGAGCTGCAAAAACGTAAGAGCCGACGCCTGGCTTAGCGGCCGAGCCAGGGTCGTTTGGATTGGAGCGAGCCGTCTTATACAGTTTCGAGGTCGAAACACCCATACCTGGGATGCCCGCCGTGACCCGCGTTCCTTTCTTGCCAATATTAGTCGTAAATCCCTTACCGCCGATCGAGGTACTGACCCCGCTTTTACTCACGTTGAGACGAACACCAGGAGCGATTTTGAAGCTTTTACGTATGCGCAGGGCCATGGATTCAGTTCCTTTGAATAACCAATATCACGGAGCCACCATTATACGCTCGTTTTCGAGATCAGGAAGGCTGTCCACACATCCAGCGTGGATGGAATGCCAGTGGCGTCAAAACAGTTCGAGTAGTAGCGTCTTGCCTCGCTTGACGCTTACCCAACGAGTTCCACTTATGAACGATCCAAAACAGGCTCTCGATAAAATAGAGGATCTCCTCAGCGCCGCACGCGGCACTGACGATCTGTTTCAGCGTGCTGCGGCCTTCAGTGCGATATCCATCCTTGTGAAGAACTTGGATGACTATTTCAAAGAGCGTGCCCCATACGCTGGTGAAAATATTGAGCGTCTGCGCTCTCACGCATCGTCAATGCTCGGATACGACGTGACGCTTGGCCACAGCACAGAGCAGCATCACGTCTGGGCTCTATCTGCAATTTCGGCGCTGAGCGAAGCTCTCGACAAGCTCGGTAGATAAAGGATTTTCCGGTCACTGGCCCTGTCGCATCACGTGGTCGAGTATGCTTCTTTGTGCCTGAGAATCAGGCGAGTCCTGTCCAGCCAAGGGCCGCCGAAGACGATTATCTCGCTGCGCCTGCCGTACAGGTGGTGCAGCAGGAAAGGGCCGGGGCCGAATACCCCGCCTTCCTCACCGGTCAGCGAAGCGTCCCCGCCGAGATAGATGCCAGCGTGGTTCGGGTGCTTCGTCCGCCCTACCTCCATCACGATCATGTCGCCGCGCTGCGGCTGATCAACCCTGACGAACCCGGCCGCCTCGTAATTGGCTTCATACAGGCTTTCCGCATCCGCACTTTCCCACCATCCGTCTGTACGCTCAAATGCTTCGAACTCCAGGCCGAACTCGCGCTTGTACCAATCGGCGCAGACCTGCCAGCAGTCCCACGCACCATGCACGAACTGGCGTTTCAGAAGCGGTGTATTCCCACTCGGCACGATGGTGCGCAGGTCGCCTTCGGGCCAGCTGAGGATATGCCAGGGCAGTTCCGTCGCTTCGCACATCGCCAGGTCGCGAGGTGACGGCCTGCTGGTCGCGTCGGGGTGCGAGTGGACAACTCCGATGATGGCGCCCAGTTCTTCCGCCGCTGCGTAATCCTCGGGGCTGATGCGGAACTCTTCGTTTGGATCGGTCGCCGAGTTGGAGCAAGGAAAGTACTGCTGCTTTCGCCCCACGCTCAGGAGCAACCCGCAGCACTCGCGCGGGTACTCAGCCGCCGCATGCGTCTGCACGGCCGCCAAAATGTATTTCAGCATGGTCAGCTCCGAGCGATCAGGGATACGGCGGGGAAACCGCCAAAGGGTACTTCGTTGCCAGCCCCGAAGCGCGGCGTGCAGCCGCGCGTCAGCGTGGCATCGCAGACATCAAGTTCAGGGTTATCGGTGGGCTGACCGTCCTTGTCGACGTATGGCCCGGTGTAGCCGCAGTTTGGCCCGCGATATCCACCAGTGAGGCACCAGTGACAAAGCGTGGTCATCTGCCGGCCAATCGATTCGCCGCCGACGTCGCCCGGGCTGGCCAGCTCCCAGCTGACCGTTTCACCGTCCTCATTGGTTTTCTGATCGAGATACCAGACCTCGATAGACTCCTGAGTAGGATCAGCGTCGGGGTTGCCGCCAGGAAAGTTCTCGGCGTCCAGGTACCTGCCGAGCGTATGGCGCATCGTAAGCTTGAACTCGAGCAGATCCTCGAATGCCAAACAGAGCGCCGTGATGCGCCCGTTGACGTTACCCACGGAAAGCGTGGGCCGGACTGCCGTACCGTCGCCATTCGCTTCAATGCCGTCAATCTGCATGGGCCAGGCCCCATACTCATTGCCTTGCCACCAGATTGATTTGGCGGGCAGCTGATCAGCCTCAAGGCCGGCTGCTATCAATTCAGCGGCAGTGTGCGGGATGGCATGACCGTGGAAGCGCAAAATGTCTGCGCCGTAATCAGAGCCATCGAGCTCAAACAGCAATGCTTCGCTGCCTGGCTCAAGCGCCTGGATGTCAGCAATCAACGGCATGAGATGTCCTTAAGGGTGGAAGGCCCGGTCGAACGTGGCCGTCAATTTGAATACGTTGCCACCCATCGGGGTCGGCACTGGATTTTTGCAGGTGAACAGACCCAGCTGGCCGAGCGGTGTGGTCCAGAGGAACGCTTTCGCTCCGGCGTGCTTGTCGAGGAACTCCATAATCTTCAGAATCCTATCCTTCGTTCCGGTGAATGTGATCGGGTATGAGTCCTCCTTGTTATTCGGCCCGTCTCCGACGTCCTGCTTGTAGCCATTGCCGAACTGGGAGGTGCGCACCCGATAAGCGATATCGGGCGCGTCTCCGTGCTGGGTAGGCCAGGTAAAGGTTTCAATCGCCATAATTACCTGCCATTTGTGAGCCTCCAGATCGAACCACCAGGTTGCAGCGCGCGAGCGATTGCAGTCTCGGCCTCGGTTTTTGCCGCCTGCTGAATGCCCTTGCCGAGCTGAGTGGACGCTTCCTGCGTGCTTGAGCTGCCCGAATCGCCAGACGTCTGGACAGATACCGAGACGGGGAAGTTGTAGGTGTTGCTTTCGCTACTGCCGCCTCCGCTCAGCGCGCGGACGCCAAGCTGGCCGCTGGGAGTGCGAGTGAGCGGCATGATTGCCTCGTCGCCCGCCTCACCCATAACCCCAACTCCGCCGCCAGAGATGCCGAACGCTGTTGGCTTGCTGACGATGCTGTTGGTGAACGCCCCGCCGTTGGCGAACATCTGCACGCCGTTGGACCAGGCACCGCCTTTGGCCTGGGCCACTCCTGACCAGCCGCTCAATGCTGAGTTGCTGTAGCCTGCCGCGCTCGCGCCAGCGTTTGATGAGATAGCGCCTGCCGAGCCTGATGCAAGCCCGTTGCCGGTGCCGCCAGTAAAATAGCTGGTGGCAGCACCTACCAGACTGCTCAGCAGCGCTGAGCTTGCTTGACGGGTAGCAATCCTTGCCATGTCGGCCAAGATTGATTTGGTAAAGTCTGAAAACGACCCCTTGCCAGTTATCGCGAAGTTTGCGACCGAATCTTCCATGCTGCTGAACGCACTCGTGAACAGGCTCTTGGTCTGCCCGGCCACGTCCCTGGCCGATTCCAGATAGTTCTGGAAGGCCGATGATGCGCCAGCACTCCAACTGCCCTGGGCAACGGTCATGTAGTCATAGCTGGCCTGGACCGCGTCGCGTAGATCCTGCTGATTTTTGTTGAGCGCAGCCAGCTTCAGGTTGTACTCGTCGAGGCTCATCCCCCGAGAGCCATCACCGTATTGGTTGGCCAGCTCGACCTTCTGCTGGTTAATCCGGTCATCTACGGAGTTCTGCTGGTCCGTCAGCCCACGCTGACGATCCCCCATGCCAAGAGAGGAAGCAGATCGCTGCCCCTGCTCGCGCAAGGTTTTTACCTGCTGCTCCAGTGCTGCGGTATAGGCAGCCACAGCCAAACGCTGTTTTTCGAGCCTGCCCTTTTCTGATGTGGCAAGAACTTCCTGTTCAGTCTCAGCTTTCTTCTGCGCCTCCAACATCGAAGTTCGAGCGTCGGCGATCTTTTGGTCGAGCTGGATTCGCTGCTCAGCGCTGGTAGACGCCTTGCCCCTGAGCGTCTCAAGCGCATCAATTTCAACCTGATAGGCAGAAGTGATATCGCCTTTCTGCTGATCTATGATTGCTGCACGCTGGCTGGCGTAAGACTCAGCGGAAATCAGCCCGGCTTTCTGCGACGCCTCCAACTCCTTCTGGATGCCGTCGTAATAACCGTTTATCGACTTGAGCTGATTTTGCGCTGTGTTGAACGCGGTCATATCCAATGCGGACGTAGGTTTCGCCGGATCCTTGAATTGATCGGCGATGTTGCTCTTTATCTTTGAAACGTTTTCCGGCTTGAGGCGATCGTCTGTCGGGTTGACCTTTCTAATCGCCTCCAGATTTCTCTCATATGCCTTGAGAGCCTCTGACCTTTTCTCCGCATTAGTCCTGGACGACTTTTCCAGCTCGTCGACCTTCGTCGCAGCAAGCACCGCGGCGCGCTGTGCGCTTTGTTGTTCACCAGTTTTCTTGGCCTCTCCTGCCTGAACGTCTCGAGCTTTCTCGAGAAGCTTAAGCCGATCCTGCAGCACCCTTGTGGATTCGCTTCCCTCAAACAGACCGGACAGCCAGCCTGTTTTCCGATCCTCAAGAATCTTTTTGGTGTTGGTTATTTGCTCGTCGAGACTTTGATCTCGCCCGACATCCCGCATCGCGTCCCAAGCAAGTTTCGCGTTGTCGCCTACTTTTTTCCAGCCAGCCTCAAGAATCCCAAGGTTCGCGGTTATTTGTTCGGTCCGGGTATTTGTCGCGTCGGCATACGACTTAAATGCCACCTCTGCTGCTGCCTGGGTCTGCCCTTGGCGCTCAAGCGCGGCAATCTGCGAATAGGTCGCCGCAGTCAGGTAGTTCAACTGCTCCGTGAACTCCAATGAGGCCTTCAGAGGCTCCTTGGCGAGCTTCTCGAAGTTCTTAACGGTCTCCGCAGTCGACTTCCCTGTCGCGTCTTCCATGTTGGCGGCGGCAGTAGCAATCATCTGAAAATACGATGCTGAGATCCGGGTCGACCCAGAAAGCAAGGTAAGGGTCTGCGAAGCTTCATTCACTGTCCCATTGGCGCTGGAAACAGCTCTCGCCATGTCGCTGAGCTGTCCAGCGGTTGTGCCTGCTGTGTTGCCTGTCATGATCAAGGCAGTGGTATACGCGGTTGCCTCGCTGCTCCCCTGCTTATATGCCACCCCCAATGCAACGAGCGCGGCGGCTGCAGCTGCGGCACCTACGAGGACTGCACCAATACCAACGCTAAGACCACCCCCTGCCGCCCTGAGCGCATCAGCTGCCTCTTTGGCGTTCTTGCCAGCGTCAGCTGCCGTGTTCGCCCCCTCCGCAAGGCTTCCGATACCATCGCCCGCAGCCTCAGCACCTTCTGCAGCAGCCTTACCGCCGCTACCTACTGCTTGCAAGGCGTCACCAATCGAACCGATTCCACCGCCTATACCGAGAATGGATTTGATCTTTCCGCCGAGGACATCAATCGTCGGTCCAATACCACCGAACGAGTCTTTGATCTGCATACCTTGCTGGAGGAAAACCTGCAGCGGATTTTGCCCACCTATGAGGCTTGTGAAGATATCGCTGAACTGACTGGGCAACTGACGCAACGCAGCCTGAGTCTGTGCAGCTGATACGCCCGCGCTTTTGACGCTTTCACCGAACTCACCAAGCTTCTGACGGGACGCGTCAATCCGGGTGGAGTACTCCTTGAACGTATCGGCATCGATGAGCCCAGCGTTCTTGTATTTCTGGAGCTGTGCCTGCTGCTCATCAAGTTTGCCGAGCGCTGTCAGCGTAGGGTTGATTTTACCCAGCAGCGCTTGAAGCCCTTCAGCCTCAACGCCGGTAGCAGCCGCTGCCTTCTTCGTGGATTCAGCAAGTTGGTCGGTCGACCCTACCAAGGCATCAGAATCAGCCTGCAATCGACGCCGAAGCGCTGCCAGGCTGCTGGCAGAAGAGCTTGAAGCGTCCACAGCCGCCGTGTTTCCGGTGACACTGGTTGTAAGGCGCTGGTAGTACTCGCTCGAATCCAGCGAAGCCTTGGCCATCGCTGTGAGGCGAGCGATCGCCTGATCCGTAGTTTCGTTGAGCTTCCCCTCGGCCGAGGACAGGCTCGACGCCGCAGTCGATGCTTTGTCGAAGCCCGAGGAAACCCCATCAGCGGCTTTCTCTGCCCGGCCGCCAGCGGCAGCCAGCTTGTCCAGATCGGTAGCGGCCTGCGCGGCATCGCCGGAATCAACCTTGATCCCGAGTTCTGCAATGGTCGTCATGAGCGCTCCGTTATTTCGATTCGCTCATCACGAGCAATGCTTCGACTTCCAGTGTGCGGAGGTCGGGAAAGATGCCAGGTAGTTCGTGCCGTTTGATGCCCACCATGTGCGCCGTGGCGGGGATGGCGGAGTAATCAAGGCCTGAAGCGCCGCCCGGCCCGGTACGCCACTGAGTGGAGAGCGATTCGAACAGGCGAAACGCCTTCCATGAGTCGGGCCAGACCTCGACCTCTTCGACGGGAATGTCAGCCAGCGTCATGCCAAAAGCGGCGAGCTCCTGCTCCGACGGACCGGGCTCATACAGCGCCCGGGCCGCCGCCTTCAGTTTCCCAGGCGTGCGGGGTCGTAGGCCGACTGGTATGCGTCGATGACTGCCTGAGGCGCGCCAACACAAGTGGTCACCAGCGCGGCAACGGCCTCGTCGGTGAACTTGTCGTCGAAGGACCAGCCGGTCACGACGTCCTTGATCTGCTCGACCTGCAGAGCGATCTCGGAAGCGGTTACTTCCTGCCAGGTGATGCCGTCGTCGGTGTGCTTCGAGTTCAGCTCAGCACGAACCTTATTCCAGCGCCCGAACATCTCGGCCAGCTCTGTGCGGTCCATATATTTGAATTCGAACTCCACCTTCACCGCGGCTTCGCCGATGCGGGGAATCATCACCGGCGCTTTGAACGTCGGGTTCTGGGCGATCTTGATCTTGGCCATGGGTTACGCCACCAATGCCGAGTAACGGGTTGGACGACCGGCCAGTGACAAGGTCATCACGCGGGTCATCAGGTTGTTTCGGCCCAGCGTCGGCGTCGTGGTGATGGACACGTAAGCGTTGTAAACGATGCTGCTGCCGCCTGGCAGGTTCAAACGAAGCACGCGGGCCTGCTTGTCATCATCGGCAGCCTCCACCACAGCCACATAGGGAAGGTCTGGATCGTCCGCCACGGTAAAAGACATGCTGATCGGGTTTTTGGTGGTTGGCATCTGACGATCATCGTCGTCGGCGAGGAAGCCAAAGGTCAGAAACTGCTGGTCACCACCACTGGTGTTTACCTCGGTGATTTGAGGCACCTCGACAAAGCTGGTCACCTTGCGCACTGAGCCGGTGCCTGAACCAGCCGGGTATGGCTGCAGATTGGTGGTGTTGATGTTTTCCAGCGCAAACGTCCCGCTCAGGCTTTTGGAAACGCGAGTGGCGCGATCATTCAGGCGAGTCCAGCCCGACGTTACGGCGATGATGTCACCGTCAGCCAGGCCGTGCGCAGCGGCGGTGGCAACAGCCGGATTTGCATTGCTCAGTGCAGTTACCGGGATTGCCGCGCCATAGGCGGAGGCGATCTGAAGGGTTGCGCCGTTGGGGAGTCTGAAGCCCATGTTGGTTTTCCTCTGTGCAGAAATGACAAAACCCGCTCAATGGCGGGCTCTGGGTTTGCCCAATGGGCGAATTAGTTGGTATCGGCGCGGTACTGAAACGAGGCAGAGACTGTCAGCGTACTGTCACCGGTGATCGGCGGCCCGGGCTCAACTGGCGTGAGCACAAGCACCTCTAACGCGTCTTGCTTGAGCCTGAGATAGGCCGGGAACAGAGCGGCAATGTCATCGACAAGGCCTTCAACTTCGCCAGTCCCATTGCCTGCTGGGGTGACAACGTTGACCTGGAACACGCCGGTATAGACGCGGTGATCGCCCGACAAGGTGTCGGTACCGGTCCCAGCCGGAAGCATGAATGCTGCCAGATACGTTTCGTCTGTCTCTGGTGTGAAGCTGACGCCCTGATAGGCGATCCTCAGGTTGCGCCCACCTGCCCACGTCGTGAGTCTCTGCTCGAACAGTGAGCGGATTATTTTGTGGCTCATACCTGATGATTCCTGATGGCAGCCTCAACAATCTGCTGGAAGCGCGCCACGGTGATTCGAACCATACCGCCCGGTGCCTGGGTCGAATGCCCAAATTCCAGCGGGATGGCGTACGGCAGGCTGTTGGTGATGTAGGCGACGTCGCCGGCGTGGAATTCCAGCACACCGTTGACGATGCGCGCCGTGGACTTGCTGCCAGTCGGGTCGACCTCTTCTGTAGTCGTGCCATCTGGCGCGCCAATCCCGAACATCCAGTTGCCACGGAACCGGCCACCGACGTAATCCTGGCCAGCTACGAGTCCGTTGACGTTGAAGTTCTGGACACGCTCGGTCTTGGTCAACGGCTTGGCGTATTTCACGCCTCGCTTCAGCTTGCCGGACTTCGTGAAGTTCGACTCTGTCAGGTTGATGACCGTATTGCGCAGGGAAACCTTGAAGTCGTATTCGTCGGCTGCGCGGGTGTTGGCATCACGAAACGCCAGGTTGGCCGCCCATATCTCAGGATTGCCCACTGGAGACATCCGGATGACGCTGCTGCCGATCTCGATGATTATCTCGCGAAGGCTGACATCAACCGCTTCCTTCGCCTGCTCGGCAAATCTGGCGAGGTCGAGAGCGAAGCTACCGGACTGACCAGCGCCTGCGCGGCTCATGAGCGCACCTGCAGCTCGTAGAGCAGTGGCGTGCCTGCCGGGTTGATCTCTTTCAGCGGTGGAATGATCGACCAGGTGCGACCCTGGACCACCACCTTGCTGAGCAGAGTCGGTGGCTGCTCAAGACCCTTCGCGGCAATCTTCAGCTTCTTGTCGCCCACCTTGATCAGGGTATTGGTCTGAAACTCCTGACCGGTGAAGTCGAGCAGGATGCCTTGAGCTATTTGCTCGGTGACAGTTTCTTGAGAGGTGGTGCCGGTGGTTGGGTTGTAGCCGCCTTTGACAGCGTCGCGAATTGTAACTGGCTGACCGAACTCGGTAATTAGCTCAAGAGCCACAACGGCCATTTCGTCATAGAATTCCAAATCTATCTCCAACACCTTGCAGGACGCAAAATGAATAACTCACAAAAGGCCGCGTACATTCTTCGGTCTTTAGATCAATACCTACTGCAGGCCGGGAGAGAGGCTTATTATCATGAGGTTCTGCGCTTAGCCATCAGCGTGGCTCTTGAGCAGACTCCAGATGAGCGGCACATTGAGGACGCGCAGCTTAGATGCTGTCCTTTTGGCGGCCCTCCAAGCCCAGTGGACGCTGCGGCGACGCAGCATCTTGCTGCGATGATCGCGGCGTCCTCCACTTGGCCTGAACAGCTTTTCTATAACTTAGATATGGGGAGGCTGTTGGGTTATTGAGCTATGCCCTTACCGCAAAGAGGCCGCGCCTCTGCAGATAGTCCGCGAACTGCGTAGCGCTGGGCCTGTCCGGGGCAGCAGGCAGCAGTCGCTTGCTCGTGTTGCTGATGGTCGCGTATTCACGCTCTACCGCGCCGTCGACCTTTTCCTTCGTGACCGCGCCCTTGCGCTTGTCGATAGGATCAATGTCGTCGGCATGAATCTCTGCGGCCAGAGCCATCTGACCGTACTGAATGCGTGCCGGAAGGTAACGCTCCGGCTTGTTCTCACCATCCAGGCGAATCTCCCGGCGAGGCCAGGACAGTGCCTGATCGCCGGTGGATTTGCGCCCCTTCCAGGTCATGCCGTCCATCACCAAGGCGGCCCGGCGCAAAACAGCCTCTTGCGCAGCCTCTTCAGCGGGAATGGCCACGCCGAATTTCCCGGCGTAAATGACCAGTTCAGCGGCAGTGGCGTAGCTTTCAGCACCCGGTACGCCGGTGCCGTCCTCGATGATGAGCATGACTTATTCCTTGGTTTCGTTCAGGCGATCTGCTTCGGCCTTGGCCTGAGCTTCATCACCAGCAAAGTCGCTGAATCGTACACCGTCGCGGGTGATGATGATCCACTGGTTATCTGCTTCCAGCTTGGGGATGTAGACCGGTTCTTCCTTGGTGCCATCCTTCTGGGTTCCGTTGGACTCAGGCTTGGTTGGGCCTTTACCCGGCTTTGCAGGAGTTTTGTCAGCGGCCTTGGCCTTGCCTTTCACCGGCGTCTTGCGTGTCTCGATCTCCACGTCAATCTCGACCGCCTTGTAGGCATCGACGATTTCCGGGTAATCGCCAACCACGGTGACCTTGGTCACGCCGCGCTCGACGTTCCGGAACAGATCCGGGTTGCGATAGCGCTTGCTGGGATCGAAGTCGCCGCGCTGGTTGCTGTAAACGAGTTCCATGATGTTCTCCCTGGCGGCCATTTCTGACCGCACCTGTCGGATGGCTTAGGCAGCCGGAGTGAGTTCGATCATCACGCCTGCAGTGACCTTGTCGCTGGCAGAGTGCTTGACCCAGTTGGCGGACGAGCCGACAGCGGCGAGCGATGGGTTCGCACCACCGGCAGTTTCCTTCCAGCTGTAACCCAGAACATCGATGTTCACGACGCCTTCAGCGCGGTAGCCGATGGCGAGGTTTTCCTCATCGTTGACTTCGTAAGAGCGGAAGCCAGGCGCCTGGGATTCGGTGATGGTCACTGCGCTTGGCAGCAGGCCGAAGATCACGTCAACCGGAGCGGTATCGGTAACCAGTACCGGCTTGCCCAGAGTGCCTGGCAGGCCGCCGTAGATCACGACACCCGCCTCTTCGTACAGCTTGTTGGTGATCGCTTCGTCGACGATGTCGAAGTAAGCCGAAGAGTGCATGACCCACAGCGCGATACGGCCGAATTTGTCACCGAACTTGCGCATGCCGCGAGTCAGCGTCTTCTTGCCGTCTGTCTCGATGCTGGCCTCAACGACCATTGCTGGGTTGGAACCAATCGACGCGCGCAGTGCGGCTGTGGCGTACTGGACGAAGCCTTCCAGCGTGGCATCGGCAACGTCCTGGCCGATGATCTGGGAGAACTCGTCTACCGGGCGACCGCGACGCTTGAACGCCTCTTCGGTCGTCTGGTAAGGGCCGTACTTCCACGGAGCCTTGACGCCGACTGCCTCACCGGCGCCGATTTTCTTGGCGACGACTTTGGCTTCGGAGTTGACGTCACGATGATCCAGCGAACCTGCCAGCTTGTAGAAGGCACGCTTGCGGAAGTCGCCTTCGATCAGCTCGTTGTCGAGGATGATTGCGCCGTTGGAGGACGCGTTGAAGATGTCCAGGTTGTCCTGAACACGCTCCAGATATGCGGTCTGAGCCTCATCGTTGTAGATGATCAGATCGCTGTTCACAGTTGTTGCCATGGGTGAATCCCCTTACTTGGGCAAATTGAGGTATGCGGTTTGGCCGTGCTTGCGCTGGTAGTCGCGCTTTTGCGTGGCTGTCATTTCGGAGCGCTTCAGTGCAGCCTGGCCGCCACCCCCGCCCGGGGCATTCGTACCCGAGGCCCTTGGCCACAGGTGAGGAGCGCTTTCGCGCAAGGATTCCGCCCATTCGAGCGGGGTCAGAGGGGTCTTGCCGTCCTTGCCAAGGATGGTCTGGCCAGACTCATCAACGGCGACCGCTTCGCCCTCCTCGTTCAGTGAGAACACGCCTTTGGCGCGCAGGATGATGTCGTCAGTTGCTTCAGGCAGCGCGCCGGCTTTGAGAGCTGCGCCGCGCACCGAGTCGCCCAGGACCTTGCCCTGAAACTTGGCGGCGAATGTTTCAGCCTTCGTCGCGCGCTCGCTGATTGCCTTCAACTGCTTTTCATAGTCACCGCGCAGACGCTCGGTGCGCTTGTTAAAAACCTCATCCACCTTGCCCTCTGTAAGCAGCTTGGTTTCCTCGTCCTGACCGGCGCGGCTCAGCAGCCCTTTGACGGCGTCGATGTCGATGCCCTCAAACTGGGTTTCGAACTGGGTCAGCTTGGTGGAGGTGTCTTTCAACTTGCCCAGCAGCTCGGTATTTTTGGTTTTCAGACCCGAAACGGATGCTTCAACGGCAGTCGCGATAGCGGCCTTGATTGCCGGGTTTTCCAGGTCGATTTCGTTTTCTTCTGCCACGGTGATGCGCCCCTCGGGTTTGTAGGCCTACTTTGCAGGCATAAAAAAACCCGCTCTTGCGGGTTTGGAAAATATAGAAAGCCTCAACCATAACGCAGTCTTAACTGATTAAAATTATCTTTCGAATATGTTTTTCCGCTCGAAACCATATCTAAATACCTCTCAACCTCTAACAAGGCTTTTCGATTTTGGCGGGAGGCTTCTTTAAACGCTTCCACAAATACTTTTGAATTGACTACTCCAACCTCTCCGACAAGCCTAACTATTTGATATTCCGTCATATAAGAATGACGAGCCCGGTAGATACCAGGAGTTTTCCCCAGAACGAAAGCCGCACCGATAAATTTTCGAAAATCAATAATCCTGCTCAAGTTTCTCAGGCGAATCACCTCGTTGAGAAAGGTATTTCGAGCTTCTTTGTACACGGTGCGCCTGAAGGACCCGCGTGCTCCTCGCTCTGGTAATACACGCAAAATATCTTCTATAACTTTATAAATATGTGGATCTACCGGGAACGCTAGCATCACAATTTCCGTATCGTAAGTTTGTCGGCAACCCAAATTTAGTTTTTAGCCTCCAAAGGTGTCAATCTAATTTGGCTCGTTCGAATGCCAGCGGCTCAAGCCTTTTCATCTGCTCCAGCGTCAGCGGCTTGAAGTTACGGTCTAGCTGGAGCTCCGCGAAGCGCTCTAGTGTTAGCCCGCCATCGCGGAATAGCCTGCCACGAGTCGGGCCAAGCGCCTGATCCTGAAACGCCGAAGGTTGGAGCTTCAGCCAATCGTAATAGCTCAGATCGGCCGCCACCTGGCCTCCGCCGTTCGGCCCCACCGAGGCGCGGGTAGCATCCTTGCTGAGGAACTTGGTCCATTTGGTCACAGGCACGAAGGTCGTCCGGCACCTGATATGAAACGGTGGTCGCGGCCCAGAATCGACTGGAAAGCGGCGCTTATCCATCGACCTACAGGTCTGGGTGGTCTTGCTATCGAGGGTCGCGACGATCTCAATCTCAGCGACAACATCAGGATTGGCCTTGATCGTCTCCATCCGGGCCTGCGATGCCACATGCTGCACAGCCGTGTGCACTACTGCACTGGCATTGCGCTTGGTCGTCGCCAGTATCCCGTCGCTGTACCCCGCAGCCTTGGTGCCGCGAATCTTGAGGATGACCTGAAAGTTCGTCTGCCCTTCAAAGAATCCTTGCCTGATTGCACCACTGACGCGCTCGCGCTCGGTAGTTGCCCAATCCTTGATGAATGGCTCCAGCAGCTTGCCGCCGCCGTTGTCGCGCACGCTGAGCGGGTTGTTGAGCACCGCCGAGCGGATCGCGCGTGCTGGCGGGACCAATGCATCAAAGGTAACACCGACAGGCGCGGACCGGGATAGCACCGTTGCTTCGAACTGAGCCTCGTAGTTGGCCAGGTCGATCAGATCAAGATTCAGCGTCGTGGTATAGCGGTCGAAGATGCCGAGCAGAAGGCTGTCGACCTCGTCGAGCAGCTGGTTCAGCCGCTTGATGTTGTACTCACTCAGGTCGGCATTGGTGAGCTGCTCGCGCACCGCCCGGTCGATCTCTTTGAGGAAAGGAGCGAATTTCTCGACCTCACCAGCCTTCAGTTGCTCCAGGAACACCGAGTGCCGAATCGTGGCATCAAGTACCGCTTGGTTGACGGCCATCGTTTAAGTCCTCGTCATCATCCAGGCCGAGGTTGTCGGTCTGTTCCTGAAGCTCTCCGTCTATCTGCTTGTCGGTTCGCTCCGGTGCGATCAGTCCCAACTTGCGCAGGTATCCGCGCAGATCGGCCTTAGCGAAGCCACCGCTCTGCCATAGCTGCACAAGCGCGGTGATCATCTGAGGGTCAGCACTGAGCTCGACGAACTCTTGATTCACCAGATAAGCCGTCTTGCCGGTGACTCCCAGGAACTGAGCGCACCAACCCAGCGCCCGGGTGTAGGCCTCGTTCACGTTGGATACGCAGATTGCGAGCACCGACGTGGACGCCGACTGGTCGCCTCTCGACTCGGTAGCTGTTTTGGCCGTTATGGACGACACAACCATGCGCGCGCCCAGCTCGATCATCATCTGGTTCTTGTCGGCCATCGCCTCTTTCACCAGCGTATTGGGCTGGGGTTGAGCAAAGGCGAAGGTTTCGCCAGCCGGCACAGGGATCGGCGCCCGGGAGCCTACGTAAACGCCTTCTTTGCGGGCCATCTCAAGCCATTGGTCATCCACGCCGCTGATCCAAGGCTGAGCCTGGCCACACCAGAACACGCTGTCTTCGTAGTCCGCGCTGTTCCGGTAATGCCCGAGGTTGATCATCGCGATGTCGTAAAGCGGCGACTCGTCAATGCTTGGGTCGTTGTTCTGGGCGCCGATGAACGTGAAAGGGATCTCCTTGATACGTCCGCCCTTCCCCTTTGGCATGTACTCCTCAACCACCTCAAGAGGGCCACCGCCGCGCGGGCCTTTACGACGCCAGACGCGACAGACGTACAGTCCAGCCTCGTCCAGGGCCAGCTCGCGAAACTGCTCCGTGCACTTCAGCCCAAACCCATCTGGCTCTTCGTTCATCTCACGCAGGACGACCATGATCAGGACGTTGTGGCCGTCCACCATGCCGGTGCGCCAGTTGATGACGTCTTCAGCCGTGTAAGTGAGGATGACCGAATGCCCGCCGATACCGCTGTCTTCGTGAAAGTCCACGAAAAGACCATGACGACCGGCCTCCAAGACCTTCTCAAGGGAGCCCTGCGACTGCTGATAGATGCTCACGCCTGCGCCGTTGGCATTGTCCTGCAGGTACTCAAGGTTCTTGGGAACCGTCAGCGTGGGGTCTTTGTGGAACGCCAAACCAATCAGCCCGTTTCGGGTGTGGCCGGTGGCGTTCTTGAACACCGCGCGCTCGCGGTACGCATTGTTGCGCTCGACGTTCTCTTCTGACTTGTCGTGCCGGTTGATGTAAGGCAGGCGGTCAACAACACGGTGCTGGCCAGCACAGACGTCGCGCACAGTCAGCCAGCGATCCAACGCCTCGATGTATTCGGGCCGTTTGAAGGAAACGTCGTTGTTCATCGGGCGTATCCCAGGTTTAGAGAGGTGACCGGTTTTATGATCGGGTACTCGCGATGGATGAAATAACCGCCGCCATCGTTCGCGTGGTCGTTGCCTTGTGATTTGTCGGGTTCGCCATTGGCCGCCCAGACCTGCTGCTCAAGGCCATCGGCATATGTCGGGCAGGTGAAAGGGTTGACCAGGTATCGGCGCTCGCCCTGCGCGTTGCAAAACATCGCGTTCATGGCGTTGATTCGATCCTTCACCGGAGGGTTGGCCGCAGGTGCGATCACTGTGAAACCGGCCTGTTTGAGCATGGCGATATCCGTGACGCTGGCATTGACTGACTTACGCGAGTCACCGGAGGCGTCTGGGTAAACCCTGATTTCGCAGGACTTGATGTATTTATCGCCATCGTGGCGCCAGTAGCGTTCCTTGATGCGCCGGATCATGTCGGGCGTGTCGTAGCCGTCCATGAACTCGTCCACGGCTCGGGGAAGGCCCTTGTCACGCTTCACATGCGTGATCGCTGCCATCTTGCCGACGTTGAAGTCCATGCCGATGAACAGAGGCTCACCGGCCTGCACCGTGTCGAAACACTGGTTCAGCTTGCGGTCATACGCGTGGTAGATCGACCCAGACGTCAGGTTGACGAATTGGCCGTTCAGGTACGCCCTGATCAATTGCTCGGGGTATGACTCCATCAGCGACGGGATGTAGTCGTCCGGCAGGTTCAGCTCGTTGTCGAAGGTGCTGGCCTGGATGAGCCCATACATCTCTTTGAGCGCCGGCTTGTCACGCAGCTGCTTCACGAACTGCAGGAAGACGAACTTGAAGCCTTCCGGTGTCGTGGTGACGTCCACGCCGTTCTTCAGCCCGGGCAGGTTGTAACGCATTCGCGCGATGATCTTGCGCCAGGCCTGCTGCGCCTTGATTGAGGTCAGAACGTCCAGCTCATCGACGAGGGCGTGTCCGACCTTGAAGCCGACAATGGTCTGTGGCTTCTCCATCGAGCGACAGATCACGGTGCCGCGATACTGTCGACCGCTGTAGATGTGAACCTCATGGTTCGCCTGATTGATCTTTGTCTTCAGGCCCCACTCGTAGGCCACCTCTTCCATCGTTGGATAAAAGATGTCCCTGATCTGCGGGTAAGTCGGTGCAAAGTAACCAGCGTTGACGCCAGGCCACTCCATGAAGTGCTTGCTCAGCGCCGAGCAGCCGACCCACGTCTTACCGGAGCCGAACCCGGCAACGAATGCACGAAACTTGTGGGGCAGCAGCAGGAACTTCGATTGCGGAACGTTAAGGCTCGGCATCAGGCTTCCTCGCGTCCACTACATCGACCTGGATGCGAGTCGGAATTGCTGGCTCGTCTCCCGCCTCATCCTTGCGGTGGCGGTTGACGTACATATCGCCTGATTCTTTGGCAGCCTGTTCCAGCACCTGAAGGGCCAGCGCCAGGTTGCGCATGCCCTCTGCCTTCTCAACGATCCTGCCGAGGGCACGCAGACGATAGGCCCGGTTGGCGATCGGAATCTCTGCCGTGTCTTCTCGGAAACGCTTGCGTGTGTCGTGAAACAGTGTCACCCATCTGGCCGCAAGGGTTGCCCCAGCACGTTTGGTTGGGTCGTGCGACTCACACTGTTGGCGGGATATCTCAATGCTGAATTCTTGCTTGACCTGCTCTACGACTTGCGAGGGAGTGTCGAAGCAAGCCAACGCCTGAACGATGAAGCTCTTCACCTCATGCTTCAGGGCTGCCATAGGTTGGATTCCGTCTAATGCCTGTCAAATTTCAGGCCGACTTGAGCAGACAGGTTCCGCAGGCCCTCGATATATTCAATTTACCTACCTCAGCAGGCTTGTTTGCAGCGTCGACCAGCAGCTGGACGTCTGGGCTTGCCCCATAGCGACGCACCACACCAACGAACTCCTCGACGTCGTGGCCGCGCATCTCAAGCTTCGGTAATCCGTCTTGCGTGAACTTGGGTGCGCCGTACTGATCGGTTGCCTGGGCGATGTGGTAGAGCTCATGCTCAACCAGTGCGCAGAAGTCTGCATCGCTGCACTGTGAGCAGTAATCGGCGGCCAAGGTGATGATGTAGCTCGGTACGTAGCCGAACCAGTCACGCATCTGCTGTTCCATGCGGGCCTTCTGCCAACCGCCTGCGCGGAAGGCGACGTGCTCAGCCTGCCCCAGCACTGTGCGACCCTGTTTTGTGAATGCAGATGAGGCCCACATGATGCAGATGTCGGCATCGATCAGATGGGCGTGGTCTTCATTGTGAATGCTGCCGGTGTCGGCAATGATCTCGTTTTGAATCCATCCCCATACCTCCTTGGCTGGCACCAGGCGCATGAAGACGTCTGCCTCGTCAGACAGCTTGAGCGACTCAACTGGGGGCGCTGGCCTGTTCATGCTGCCTCCCAGTAGAGTTGCTTAATCATTGACTAACCTGTCAGGTAGTGGGTGTTGCTGTGGGAGCGTAACCAGGGTCTTTAGCGATAGCGTAGAGAGCGGATAACGCTATCGTCGTCAAACCGTTTTTTTGCTTCTGGGGAGAGCGATCATGCAAGCTTAGAATCTGAACTTCGCGATCGTCCGAAAGCACCTGCCCATCCTGGCTAACCAAGACCGCCCAGACCGGGCGATAAATTGCTGCGCCATTATCGATGATAACGAGTTTCTCAAATATGTAGCGAGCTTGTATTTTTCCTTCGGCCAATCGTACCGCGATTACAGCTCTCGCTTTGCCGAACGGTGAGTCAATGTCAGCACCAAGACCATCCTTGCTGAGAGTGAGCTTCAGTCCCCAGGTATCTTGGGGATAGGATTCTTCCAGGTATTCGCTCAGCATAGCGTTAAACTGATCGGCATATTTCCTAACACCCGCAGCCTCACTATTCGCGTATCTAACCTGATCGAATTCGCTTTCCAATATTTGTGAAAAAATCATAGCCACCTCCATTTGATGAAGGCTGAGTATGCGTTTAACAAAACCTCCTAGGTAGTGGTCTTTTCGCCAGTATTTAAAATGACCAGCAGTCTGACCTGGCCGCCGGTTCCTGTGTCCCGTTTTAGAGCCATCTCGACAGCTTCACCGGCAGTCGCCCCCATATCCATAGCTGTTAGCGCATGATCTGCACCACTGCCAATGGCATACGTGCCTTTGCAGTCAACCGGGCACTTCCAGAATCCAGAATCGGTATCAGCGCCTATGTACCAAAGCCTTTCGCTATCGAACACAATCGCAGCCGCTTCAAGGTTGCGCGTCACGGAAGCTCCGAACCATGCGCTCTGCAAATCCTCGAAATCTAAGGTCTTACCGCTCATCACGAACTTGACACCCTTAACCTCATGACATTTTTCGTAATCGTCATAGGTGATCGTGTTTCCGGTGGTGATCTGCGAGTCATAGGCGATCACGCCGTCTTTGTAGGCGATGGTCGTCATGCGTTACTCCGCTGTGCAGCAATACCAGATCGACGGGGCATAGGCAGGGTGACCGCCTGACCGGACCGCAAGGGTTGAAAGACAAAATAAGATTGTTTATAAGATTGGATCCAAATACGAGGATCTACCTATGAAACCAGGCTTCGAAATAGGAATTTTGAGCGTCGCCCTTCCACTGGCTTTCTGCCTCTTGTATCTAGCCGGTCGCCAATTGCGGACGTTTGCCGCTTGGGCCGACAACACTGATCGCCCCAAAGAACGAGCCAAGGCCTACCTGGTCATGCTCGCTATTTTGGGCTTCGTCGCCGGGAGCATGATGCAGCCCCTTTACGACCGAACCAGCGATTGCTCGGCAGTAGGCCAAGCTCTAATTCCATGCCTCTTCAATAGCGCACACTGACTAGGTAGCCCGATTGGCCCCTTACTACCGATCGGGCTGTATAGCCCTGTCCACCATCAGAGCCTGTCGACCATCAGCTAAACGGGTCGGCAGGCTTGGCGATCGAACGCACAAACCACATGAAGCCCTGCTGGAGATTGGTTTTGGCCAGAGCCAGAATGCGAGGGTCAACGCCTTCAATTTGGCCGATCTGCTTGAACAGTTCGCCGGTATCGGCCTCCAATGCCTTGATCGAATTCATGCCATCGATCTCCGACTGGCTCAGGTCGCGATAGCCGGTGATTTTCTTGTGCTGGTTATCCATGATCTTTCCTCTGTCGTTCGCGCCACGAAATGGCAGTGCCTGAAGTTGTGGAGCGCTACCGTGGTGCCAGAGTTTCTACGCAGCGCTTGAAATGATGGCCGTTAGCCGGTATTAGTGGCGACTTTTAAAGCAAGGTAGCTAACGTAATGCCGTTTACACGCACCCGCATCACTGCAGTATCAATCCTCGCATCTTTGGTTCTCAGCGGCTGCGCCACGCAACCTCAGGAAACGTGGACAAACCAAGGCCCTTCCAAGATCGTCACTGAAAATGGGCGATATGTCTGCTATACAGATGCGCAGATCGTTGACGGCAAACGTACGCGCTTCAATTTATGCGCGACTCCCTCGTCAGGGCTGATTAGTGCTAATGGGCCGCAGATTTGGGTAGGGGCTGGCTACCGGAGGCCATTCAAGTACCCCCTTAACGAAGCCATTAATGGAACCGTAGTGCCGCTTGAAGACGTGGATAACGTGCAGCTTAAATGCGAATCGTTGAAGAAGGTTGCTGGGGGCTCGACTCCCGAGACGTTCTGTAAGGTCACTCTTAAAGATAGAGTGCTCGTAAGCGCTCAGATAGTTTTCGAAGGAATGTAAGGATGTCTGCGCGCCATGCTTTTTAGTTTGGCGCGTTAGGGCGTCTGCCGCTCTACCGCCTCGTTGACTTTATCGGCGGCCTTGCTGGCCACCTCTGCCGCTTCCGTCGCCTTGCCCGCAGCACCCTCAACCTTTACGGCTGCTTCGGTCGCGGTCTTGGCCAGCTTGTTCAGGCGCATGTCGCGCTGAATGGTGGCCTCGTCGTAACCCCGGCGTACTTCCGCGACCTGGGTGGTGTACCAGCTCGACAGTCGCCACTCGGCAACCTGAAAGCCCAGCATTGCACCACCGGCCAGCAACAGAATGGCGATCAGCCAAACCTCTACACGCCTCCACCAGTGGCGGGCGACGAAGTTGATAGCACATCTGTCCATCAGTTCATTCCTCCGAGCTTGGTGCGCAGACGAGCGATCTCAGCGCTTTGAGTAGTGACCTTGTCAGTGAGCTGGGCCACCTGGCTGGTCAGGGCTTCGATCTTCCCTTCCATCCGGCCCACGGCGGCAGCCAGCTCATTGCGTTCTTTGGCGAACTGGTCCGCCCGAGACTCGGCTTCTTTGCGGGCCACGCGCTCAGAGTCGAGCAGTTCATTGAGCCGTCGGACGGTGCCGATATCGGCGTTGTCCATGGCGCGGTCGGTCGCATCCCGGGAGAGGAATTTCCTCAACCACAGGAAGCCACCCAGCAGGATTGTGCCCGTACCGCCCAGCCAGGTAGCTGTGCCTGGGCCGAGGTCGGTTGGGTCCATCTTTACTCCGGAAATAAAAAACTCTCCAGAATGGAGAGCATCAGAAAGCACGCAGATATCTAACGCCGTGCTCCACCACCAAACATCTGTACTGTACGAGCCAGTAATCTAGCCCAATAATATGAGGAATATCACGAAATGGTATCTAACTAAACTTTAGGGGTGAGGGATGGACAACCGAAACAAATCTGGTCTTGATGACATCAAAACCCTGTTCGATGGTGTTAAGAACTTAGCGCTTTGCGCGGCGCTTGCAGTGGGGCTAAAAGAGTTCCAAGCGCCGATGGAAAACCTCGGCATGAGCTACCAAGCCCGACAAATGATAAACACCAGCGGAATGTTGGTTGCGAGCGGTTTTACAACGCTCGCTATAGTCTGGCTGTGTTTTAGCTTTAAGGAAAAACCTGCTTGGCCGATTATGTTTAGACTCAGCCTAATTGCTCTTGGCACTGTAACTCTGATTGTGATGGCGATAATCATCGCTTCAGCGACGGAGTCTATCCCTAGCTTTTTCCTATTTTTATAAAGCTCGCCATTCAATCATCCATAAAAAAGCCCGACAACAAGGTCGGGCTTTCAGTGCTTCCTGAGCGAGTTGCCGTAGGCAAAATACTCAATATGGCAAAATAATGCCCTCAGCCGCACGGGAAGTCAAGCCGCTTCTCTAATCTCGTAAATCACCGCTCCAATTGGGCTCAAAGCCATGCGATCCAGGTCCTCGCAGCAATCGAATGAAAGACGCACGAAGCACTCCCAATCCCGGTCCCAGTTGCACGATTCCAGCCTCACGCCGAACTCGCCCATCAGCCACGAACGGAAAGCCTCTGGCTTGATCAGAGGATCGTCATTAGCCGACTGCCCGCCCTGATGCATGTAGCGATACCGGCGCATTACGCCCTTCACCACGTACTCCAGCTTCTCCCTCTTGCCGGCCGTCATGCGCTTCGACTTCGACATAACCATGCCAAACACAACGCCTTCTGCCGCTTCGTTGATGTCGTCGTCACGGTTAGCTGAATACATGTACTCGCCGAACACCCGTACTTGCGGGTGAAGTTTGGCGATCGCCGATTGGATGTGCCCGGCCAAGGCGCTATGCATCGCGTGGTTTGCTGTTGGCCCTCGCTCCGTGCCCTGCACCACCACGCCGAGCTGAACGACGTCAGAGGACTGGCCAGGTGCTGGAATGTAGGTGCAGTCATGCCACGCCTGACGTGCCGAGTGGATTTTCATGCTGCTTGCCCCTTTTTCAATTCTTTTGTCAGTGCCCGGTACTTGCCTGTCAGGGCTTTCAATTCTTCGATGGTGTACTTCTGAGGCTCATGAGGGCCTTCGAGCCATTCCACGTTGGCGATGCCGATGCGGCGCACCAGCTCAGCGCGGTAATTCACCAGGTCGCCAGACTTGTGTGTGTTGCACGGCGCGCACTGTCGCCATACGTTGAGCGGTTCGAATCTGAGGGCCGGGTGACCACCGACGGACCGATAGTGCCCGGCGTGCCACTGGCCGTTGTGATGCCGTCCGCAGCTCACGCATGGCTCGCCCATGTCGCGGTGACGAACCCACTCGTTGAAAGCCTGCTGGGTATCCTTCATGTGGTCGCTGCGAGACTTCAGCTTCTCCTTGCGAGCCCTGAGCTCAGACCGCTCGCGCTGCGCAATAGCCTTGCGCGCCCGATCCTGATTCGCCGGAGCGATAGCCAAACCGCATGCCCAGCCACAGACTTTCTGGCCAAGTTGAGCAGGCACAAACTGGATACCGCATGCCGGATTGTCGCAGGTCTTCTTTTTGCGCTCCTTGATGGTCTTGAGCATCAGTAACGCCCTCCCCACCTGTCCGGCTCGGTCCAGCGGACGCCGCGCTCAGCGCCGAACGCATGGATGACCTCGAACAGATCGCTAAACCACTTGGCCGACTGCTTACGGGTCGAGGTGGCCATGACGACGAATCCGCCATCGAGCCCAGGTTCTGCACGCTGCTTCTCGACCGAGGCGCTGAACAGGCACTTCCAGTCCTCATCAGTGAGCTTCTTGCCGTACCACTCAACCTGCTCGGATACGTCGCGGAGCATTGCCCACATCTTGCGGTTGAGGACGTCAGGACGCTTCTCGTCTTTGATGACCACTACCTTCGGCTTGGTCAGGTCGATGGCGTGCAGTGCGCCGTATAGGCGATTGAGGTCTCGAGTACTGCGAATAGCGAACTCAGTCATGGCGCGCCTCCAAGAACGAATACCCACCTCGCCCATTGGGCAGAACTGTTGTGGTGTTGAGCAGGGTTCGGAGTTGCTCCCAGGTGCGGATCATTCCGTCACCTTCACGCCAGCGGACTCAATGGCTTCGCGGCAATCTTTGATTGCGTGGAATGCCTCTCCTGGATCGTCATACCCGTAGTGGTCCGGCAGCTTAATAACCAGCGCCTCGCGGGAGGCCTGCCAGCCGGCTTCGAAATCAGAAAGGCTGACTCGCTCAAGCACTTGGCGAACGCGAGCCCCTTCACCGCCGCCGATCATGGCTGTCGCGATCCGGCTCTTGTGTGCCTCAAATGCTGCGAGCAGCTCACCACGGTTCTTGTCGTTGCTCATTGCCCCGCCCTCCTCAATTCCAGTTCCTCAGCCTGCCGCTGAAGCAGCGCGAGGCGGTCTGCCAAATCATTGGCAGCCTTGATCTTCAATTCGTGCCTGCGCTTGGCCGAGGCCTTGCTCATTTCGCGCATGCTGTCTCTCACCGCCTGAAGCTTTTCGCGAACGTCCGGGCTTGGGTTGGCAACCTGGCCGGTGATCAAGCCAGCAATGGCCTGGCCGTCCTGCGTGATGGGTACCACGTTCAAATCGGCCAGGTACAACTGCCCGCGCTCTTGCGGGATGCGCTGCATCTGCACGGCTTTGGTGATGGCCTCGACTCGGCGATTGGCGTCGAAGCCGACTGAAACGCGCCAGCTGACGCCCTTTTGATCATTGCGGGCTTGGCTCACCAGTCGTTCGTATGCGCTGATGAAGGCCATGCGTGCGCCGATCTTGTCTCCGGCATCCAGGACGGGTTTTGCGGCAGCCAGAGCGAGGTGGATCTCGTCGGTAAGCACGACAGTCTCGTACTCGTCGTTGGTGGTCATGGCGATAGCCCACGCCTCGTCCTTGCCCGGGCGGCCGTCAGAAGACTGCACGCGCTGAAGGATGTCAGCCATTGCCAACTTTCCCTTCACTTCGAAACGGCATGCCTTCAGAGCGGCTTTGACGATCGGCACCGAGTAAGCACTCAGGTCTTCAGCCATGATCGCTGCCGTGCCGGGATTCATTTCCTGACCCATGGCTTCAGCGGTTGCGCAGATGGCGGCCGCCAGTCCTGCGACCTGCTGATCGTTCATTTCAGAGGTATTCATTGCGGTCACCTGCTTGGCGTTTGGCCAGAACCATCTGGGCGGCCTGCTCCGCTGCGGATAGATTCGCCTCGGTCCTTTCCATCTGGCGCGCAGTTGTGCCGTTGACGCGCTGACCGGTTACCCACTGGGTGTGATAACTCTCTGCGTTTGCCAGCAGCTCGTTGAGGCTGTGGCATTTGCGCAGGACGGCGGCATCGCTGGTCTTCAGGAAGTGGGCAGCTACGTGGTGAGCGACATCAGCGCCGAGACGGTCGACCAGTTGGCCGAGCTGACCGCCGACCTTCGCATTCCAAACCGGCCAGGCGCTGTAACGCTTGCGGTAGGCCATGGCGTAGTTCGCCCAGACCTTGAAGGTTTTGCAGGTCCTATCTTTCGGTCCAGGCATGTCGGCGGGAATCTCAACCCGTGGCGTGTCGGCGCGATCGTCAACCACAGCCAAACCGCAGGACTGACCCGGCTCGCCGGGAGGGTCTTGCAAGTCCTGACTTGTACCCTGATTGGTATCCTGATTACTTGTATCCTGATTTGTCGGAGATTTTTCCGACCCTTGCCCGGATTTTTTTCCGACCTTGATCGGATTTTTTTCCGAGGTAGCTCGGATTTTTTTCCGAACCTTGCCGTCTGGTAGGGTCGGATATTTTTCCGACCCATCGAGCTTCTGATTCCACTCGACGGCCTTCGCTGTCAGACGAAAAAGTGTGATATTTGAAGTGCTGGAAAGCTCAATCAAACCGGCGTCCTCCAAAGCTTTCAGCATGCGGTAAGCGGTATCAGGCTTGTCAGTGAGTAGCGGAAGCTCCTCGATGATCTTCGCCTTGCTCAGCGCGAAGAAAATCCCGCCATCGGTCTTGATTGGCTTGGTCCAGCTGGGGCACCCATAGACGAAGGCAAACAGCAAGGCCTGCTGAGAATTCAGCCCCCACTCCAACGCCTTCACCTGATTGATCGTGACGGTGTACTGCATCTCAGGACTTCCCGACCTTTTTGGTCCGGCTCATCAGGCAGCCTTCAGCGATTCGCGAAGCACTTGAAGCGCGTCGATCGCTTCTTGAATGGCTTTGTCACCCTGGGCTTTCTCGTGCTGGCTGATGTGGTTGTCGATAGTGGCGTCGTAGACCAGGCGCTTTACGTCACCCGACTCGGCGGCGAGATGTGCCAAGGCCGCAAGCAGAGGTTTAGGCGCTGGCCGCAGGCGTGCAACGACATCGCAACCGAACTCGTCAGCAAGGGCCTTCAGCGGCCGCAAATCATTCGTGTGCAGCAGAATCCCGAACAGGTGCTCAATTGTCAGGTGATGAGCATCGTTATCTGGGTTGGCTCGCTGGAGAAGGCTCACGTGAGCAACCCCCATTTTCGCTGCCAAGCTCTTGGCCTCGTTTTCGAGCACTGCGCTCTGGCAGGACCGCAAGAAATTTTCCATTCGTAAAGCCTCAGATTTGTTTCAGTGGTGGCGAACTGCGTGGTGCAGCAGAATCCGACTCGCGCTCTGGTCACGGCTCAGCCGTTGGTTGACTTGAGTTACGCGGCTGATTTTCTAGGCTGAGCAGCACAGAGCTGACGGGCAGTTATCTGTCCACCAGTGAGCTCTTCAGCCAAAAATGCTTTGTTCGCACCCATGGCGTGCGTGCCGTTGAACCAATAGGAAACGGCGGCCTGGGATACGCCCAGTGCTGCGGCGGTCTTTGCTTGCCCGCCAAGGAACTCGACGAGCTTTTCAATGGGGGTCATAGCGTCAACTCCTGATAAGCATGCTTATATCGTATTGATAAGAAGGCTTATTTGCAAGCATATAAGGGACCTTATAAGTTGCTATGCATGACTACACTCGCCCAAAGACTGAAACTCGCTCGAGCGCACGCCAAGATCACCCAGCGAAAGCTGGCGGAGCTCGCGGGCGTAGAGCAGCCCGCTATATCCCAAATGGAAAGCGGAAAGACGCTCAAGTCCGCGCATCTCGTCGCGCTGGCCAAGGCTTGCGGCGTGAATGCTGACTGGCTTGCCACCGGTACTGGTCAAATGGCCAGCGAGCAGTCAAACGTGGAGATAGTCGAACAGCCCTCGCGCATGTACCGCTACCCTGTAGTGAGCTGGGTCGCAGCTGGCGAGTGGTCGGAAGCGGTTGAGCCTTATGCGCCAGGTGCTGCTGATGAGTACGACGTGTCTGACTACAAGGCCAAGGGCCCGGCGTTTTGGCTGATGGTTAAAGGGGACTCGATGACGGCACCTACTGCCCCTTCGATTCCAGAGGGCTCACAGATACTCGTAGACACCCGGGCAGAAGTACTCCCAGGCAAGCTGGTGATCGCGAAGCTGGGCGGCAGCAACGAGGCGACTTTCAAGAAGCTGGTAGAAGATGGCGGCGTCAGATACCTGAAGCCCCTGAACTCTGCCTATCCGACCGTGCAGTGCTCGGATGACTGCAGGATCATCGGCGTGGTGGTCAGGTCGCTGACTAAATTTGCATGAAAGCCGAGTCATATGGCCCGGCGGGAATTCGTAGGGGTACCAGTCATGGGATTGACGAAGCCGAATCAACAATTGGCACGCGACCTACAGGGCCTCGCCTCTGACTTGAAGTGGTCGGCCGTGGAGTTGCTGCGGATCGTCGAGCGATTGAGCCTTGCGGGTAACGAGCCTGATGCCCAGGCCATCCTGAAGATGATCATTTTGTTCCAGGCCGACGAGGACAAGCTGGCTGGGTATGTAGATGAGGTTAGGCAAGGACGGATTGTACGGGAACGATCTGAGTAGCCGGGTCATCTGGCCCATCATTATGGAATGTGAAATGAATGTCTTTAGAGTCGCGGTCCTGATAGTCGTTTCCCTTATTGTCTCAAGCTGCGCCAGCAAGCCAGAAACTGAATACGAAAAAAAAATCGAAGCGATCCCAATGCCAGCGACGGAAGCCGAGAGAGCTGAGCAATGTCAGGCGGTTCAGGATCTCGCAAGATCAGCCTTTATTGAAGACGTGCTTCACGACGCCCAGCGCACAGACCCAGGCCCTGGCTTCCCGGTTTACGATGAGTCGGTGTATCCAGCTCTCATGCGACGCCATCATGCAATGAATTGCCCTAGCTTTAATTTGCTAAAGTGATGAGCGAATGGCGAGAACAGGGTTTCCGGAGCAAGGCCGGGGCCATTGCCTGGCTGGCGCTACTTATGGTTATTGGCGCCTCCGACTCGGCTTGGCTGAGCGGAGGCTCATCCGGCCGCAAGCGGGTCTACAGTCCGGGTTTCGTCGTATTGTGCGTTTTCGTGGCTGTGGTTGAGCTGATAGCACTGAATCACTTCTATGGTATGCGGTGAGGTGAAGGCCGGGCAGATTGTGCGGGAAAAGGTTTGAGTAGGCAGCAAGATGTAATTGGGAGGCCCCTAGCGGTAAACCTCCCAGCGCCTCTTATGCGTCGATAAGCAGCTCGTCGTACTCACCGGCCGCCAAAGCATCCTCGTCGTATTTGTAGCCGAGCGATTCGATCTTCAGGCGCTTCTTATACAGCCCAAGCTCTTGCCGGGCATGACTTAGAGCCTCTTCCTTGATGTAATCCTCGTACCCACTGAATACCGGGTAGTCGTTAAATATCAGCAGAGCATCAAGCTTTTCATGAAGCGAACTCATGGTCATAGGACGCTTAGTAAGGGCGGTGCTTTCGGCATAAAGCATGAACTGCTCCGAGAGCAAATGGAGACGATACAGCTCTTCATTATTTAGGTAGTTCTTACCTGTCTTCGCTTCTTCCGCCGTGGGGTTTGTGCCCTTTATAGCTAGCATGCCCATATTTTCTAAATGGTGGTCCGCGCGATCAAGAATCAGCTTTGAGCTGGTCATGCCTGTGACTGCGTGGTGGAATTTGTCTTGCAACAAGGCGTAAAAGCTCCTTACCTCCTTGGAGTTTGGGTCATAATCTGATGCGCAAATCTTGAAGCATTCTCTAACCTTGGCGTATACCTGCTTCTCTTCGGACCGGAGCGCCCGAACTGCGGCGGCCAGTTTGTTCAGCTTTTCAGGAGACTCACGCAGAGCCTTCTCGTTGATTACATACCCTTGCTCGATGTAGGTTCGCAGAGCCTGCGTAGCCCATTGCCGGAACGCAACAGCATTTTTGGCGTTGACTCGATAACCGACCGAGAGAATAGCATCCAGATTGTAGTGTTTTATGCTACGTTCGACGAAGCGGCCGCCCTCCCTTCGAACTACCGAGAAATCCTCGGTAGTTGCCTTTTCATCCAGCTCCCCAACAGCAAATATGTTTTTTAGGTGAAGTCCGACATTGTCTGCTGTGGTCTCAAACAGGTCTGCCATGTTTTGGGCGGTTGCCCACATTGCTTGCTGTCCAGGCTCGAACCTAAGCTTTACATTTGATCCATCGCGCACGAAAGAAATTGTATTTTCGGCTGCCGCATCCTTACTACCAACATCTGCATCCTTTGACATCTCATACCCTCGGTACGCTAGGCCGGGTTCGGCGAGGTGCCAGTTTGCCACCAAATGGACCGCCATGCCCGCTACCGTCCCTAGCGCCGGGCTTTTTCGTTCTACCCCTTGCACGCCCTCTGCTGCTGATCAGACGCAAGCCGTCTCAGCCTCATCTCCCCTTTCACCTCAAGTACGAGCCCGACGATATCCCGGATCGTAACCAGTGCAGCAGTATCGATGCCTGTGACGGTGAACGCCTCCGCCTCGCTGCTCGTGTCGAACACCTGGATCGTCATTGACGCGTCAGGCGCGATCACGCACACGCACTTCATTGGCAAAAACGCTGCCTCTATGCAAGGCCTCAGATCCATTTGGGAATTCATTCGGTCCATCCTGGTTGCAAGCCAGGAGAATTCCTGAGGCCTACGTTGCGCCGAGTGTAGTTGGGATATTGGATAGTGCTGGCGTTATGCCCGATCCACCCTAAATGACCTCCTGGCCCTCGCGCAGCCCGCCCTTCCTGATCCGACCTGACCCGCCACTGAGCGGGGTTTTTTATAGACTCGAAAAATAATATAAGCATGCTTATTGACCAGAAAGATAAGTGGGCTTATATTTTGCTCATCGAGACGCGAAACAGCCCCTCAACAGGCCCAGCGGATCGATCCGCTCTTTAACAGCCCGCGCAACAAGCAACAGACCGCATTGCCTCTACCGGCGACCGGCGATCAGACAGCCCCGAAAGGCTGCCCACGACAGGGAGAACTCTGTACGGCTGACGATGGCGAAACGCCAGAACCGAGTGAATGACCTGGCAAGCAATGCGCCCCGCGAATCCCAGCGGCAGAAGGGAGAGACAACTACCGCTTACGCAGCAAGCCGCGACCGACGCCAGTAGCGGGTCGCGGTGCAACACCGGATTTCACTGGCTGGCCTTGGCGACAGGGCCAGACGGGAAATCACCATATCCAGCAAGGAGCATCAAATGACCGAGCAAACCCTTCAGCAACTGCTGGCCGAGCGCGTCAGCACCTACGCCCTATCAGATCGCCCTCGCGAGCTGATCGATGAAGGCATCGACAAGATGTTTAAAAGTGTCGTCGAGGATGCTTTCAGGTCCTACGGCACCATCGGTGAGTCAATCAAAGCGGCGGTAAAAGAAGCCTTTCCGGCAAATGTCACCGACATGTTCGAGCTTCAACGCTACAACGCTTTGATCGCCAATGCATTGCGCGAGCGCTGGGAGGCTGCCGGTATGGAGTCGGCAATCATGAAACAGGCCGACGCATCCATCACCGAGGTTCTGACCGGTGACGGCCTGCTCACAGGTGAGATTTCGCTCAAGGATTTACTCGAAGCGTTCATTGATGAGCACAAGGAAGAGGCCGCTGAAGAGCGGTGGAGCGCGCCTGAGATTCGCATCACTGAAGATGACAGCCATTCTCGCAAGTTCTACCACGTTTACTTCGACGCGCAGCCCGAGGGTGGCAACCGGTACAGCTTCAGCAATGAACGACGCGGCGATTACGGCCTGAAGCACAACCTGCATGTCATGGTTGAGGGCGAGCGGGAGACTGGCGACCGCTGGAGGCCGAAGGTTGAATTCGGGAAGGTATACAGCGCCCAGCTCGACGAAAAGAAAATCTCGGTGAAGATGGAACTGCGCACGAAATGGGAGCGGATTCTTGCTTCGCTTTATTTTGGCGATGCCGTCCTGTTGATCGATTGCGAGGAAAGCGATTTCTCGTACGGCTTCGACGACTGAACAACCAGCGCCAGCGTCAGCCTGACGAAAACTGCCCGATCCCTGTCATAGCGCCAGGCTGCATCGGAGTGTGATCTGCAGCGGAGCAAGGCACCTGACTCGTAATCAGGCGAGCCACTGAGCACCGTCGACATAGCGCGGCGGCAGGCAATGCCAGAGGTGACGACCTCGCGTAGATCACACCCCGATGCGGATGAGTACATACCGCGAAAGCGGCCCCCTGCGTCAACCCTTGGGAATCAACACGGCGGTGCAAGTCCGCGCTGGAGACGTAACCAGCAAAGCAGATGCGGCGTTGAAAGCTGGGTTGAACGCTTCGGCGGCCCTGGAGAAACGCGGTTAAAAGGCACCAGCTTTGGCTGATTGCTCCTCCGAGCGGTCGTGCCGAAAGGCTCCGCTCTCGCCGGATTCGCGCCCGGCCATCTGCCCCCCTCCATCCCGCGAACCTCTCCGACTGAACCCTCTCCGGTGCCTGTATGGCCTATATCCGTTCTTGAGTGTTCAGTCGAAGAGGTTCACTGCTCAAGGAGCATGAAGATCATGGCTCGAACCAAATACACAGTTGAAAAGGTTCTGTATTTCGCCAATCAGAAAAGCGCGCTCCACGTCGGACCGAACGAAGAGAAGATCGATTCGGACCTATACCGGACGGTTCAAGCTCTCGTTGAGAAAGGCGACATTCACCTGTGTGGGACAGACGACTCTGGCGAGTATTTCAAAACCACCAAGTCAGGCGAAATTCATCTTCTGAAATTGCAGATCGCATGGCGCAAATCTCATCAGAAAGACGTCGCCGACCACCAGGCGGCACTTACCTTGCTCACCGCATAGCCCAGCCCCTGGAGACGACCATGAACGCAGCAGCAAAGGTGTTGCCTCTTGCGGGCGCGTCAGTAAAGCAACTGACGCCCGCCGAACGATTTTGGGTTGCCAACAGTGCGCACGCTCTGCTCCACGGAGACGACATCAAGTTCAAGCGACGCCTGCAGGAGCCCCAAGGCGTCACGTTCGAACGCTTCCTGATTGCTGTCGATGAGTTCGCCATGGAGAAGCTCGGCGCATCTGGTGCGAGCCAGTCAGCGCTGGGGCGACTGGTCTACATGGCCAAGTTCGGTTCGCCCGCCTGCGCCAGAGAGGCCGCAGACGCCGTGTTGAACTGCCCCAACCCCAAAGACGCTCTGTTCGAAATCGCAGAGGGACTTTTGCGGCCTTTGGCGGCAGACGGAGTGATCGCCCAGCGCGAGGATGGAGAACTGTGAGCCCGCACATCCTGATCGACGAGGCGCTCGAAACCCTCAAGCACCCCGCCAGCACACGCGGCGAGGTTGTTCTGGTCCAGCGCATGATCACCAAGATGATGACCGACGAGCTCATCACCCTTGAAGAGTTTTCCCACTACTGCAGTCGCCTGCTGAGGCACTGCCAACAGCGCAAGGAGGCGGCATGAGCCAGCCAATCGTTAAATCCCTCATCGATGAGCAACTTGACGAGGTGAAAGCCCGCGCCCAGGTTCGGGGAACGATCACCTATCCAGTCGGCATGCGAGTTGCTGACCTGCCCTACCCGATCAAAGCTGACTGGCTCAAGCGTCGGCCGGTGGGTGCACGGTTATGACCCGCAAGCAACGTCAGTTGCGCATCTACACCTGGCGAGGCTCATTCGTCGCTCTGGCCCTCGCAACCGCTTGGATGCTTGCCAGCGCCTACGCATCGCACATCACTCAGTAAGCCCATTTTTATCCAATCGCAGCGCCCGCATGGAGCGCGAGGATTTCCTATGTCCGCAAGAAACGTTGCGTCCGTATCGCACGATCAAAATTTGCATGTGCTTCCGCATGCGGCCACCTCGACCAGCGCCTTGGTCCTAGACGGCGACAGCCTGGACAAGATGATGCGCCTGGCCGAGGTCATGGCGACCGGGCGAGCAACTCTGCCGAAGCACTTCAACGGCAACTCCGCCGATTGCCTGGCCGTCGTCATGCAGGCCATGCAGTGGAGGATGAACCCGTTTGCCGTCGCACAGAAAACCCATCTGGTGAATGGCGTGCTCGGTTACGAGGCGCAGCTGGTCAACGCCGTGATTACAACCTGCGCACCTGTCGTGGATCGCTTGCACTACGAGTGGTACGGCAACTGGGAAAAGGTCATCGGCAAGTTTGTGATCAAAAACAGCGACAAGGGTGAGTACCGGCAGCCAGGCTGGAAGCTTGCCGACGAGGAAGGCCTGGGCGTGAAGGTTTGGGCGACATTCCGCGGAGAAGACGAGCCCAGGGTGTTGGAGCTGCTACTGGCCCAGGCGCGTACACGCAACAGCACGCTCTGGGCCGACGATCCTCGCCAGCAGCTCGCGTACCTGGCAACCAAACGCTGGTCCCGCCTCTACTGCCCGGACGTGATTCTGGGGGTTTACAGCCCAGATGAGCTGGAGGAAAGCACCCCTCGGTACCGTGATGTTTCCCCACAGCCGGAGCAGCAAGGGTCCGAGCTTCCCGCCTACGAGGACGAAAAGTTCAAAACGATGTTTCCCAAATGGCAGGAGGGAATCGACACCGGAAAGACCGACACCGAAAGCCTGATCGCCTTCTTGGAATCGAAATACACCCTCAGTGCCGATCAGATCGACCGAATCAACCAGATGGCTCCTATCGCCGGAGAAACCGCATGAAGACGCATAAAGTCACCCAGGGCAGTGCCGAATGGCACGCGCTCCGCGCCAACTATCGCACCGCGTCTGAAGCACCGGTTATGATGGGCGCATCCAAGCAGATGAAGCGCACCGAGCTGCTTCATGCCAAGAAGACCGGGCTCGACCGGGACATTTCGTGGTGGGTCCAGAAGTACTTGTTCGACAAGGGTCACGAAGCCGAAGCGCTGGCGCGACCAATTCTCGAAGGTCGAATCGGCGAAGACCTGTTCCCGGTTGTGGGCACCGAAGGTGACCTGCTGGCCTCCCTCGACGGCTGCACAATGATGGGCGAGATCGTTTTCGAGCACAAAATGTGGAACGAGCAGCTCGCCGCCGACGTGCGTGCGGGCGATCTGGATGCGCATTACTACTGGCAGCTGGAGCAGCAACTGCTGGTGTCAGGTGCTGAGAAAGTGATTTTCGTTTGCTCGGACGGGACCGAAGACAACTTCGTCTCGATGGAGTACTTCCCGGTGAACGGTCGGGCGGCGAAACTGGTCGCCGGCTGGAAACAGTTCGAAGTCGACCTTGAAGCGTATGAGCCAACTGAGGCCGTGGTGGAGGCAGTTGGGAAGACTCCGGACGCGCTGCCAGCGCTGCGCATCGAAGTAACCGGAATGGTCACTGCGAGCAACCTGGAGCAGTTCAAGGCCCATTCGCTGGCCGTGTTTTCGGCGATCAACACTGACCTGCAGACCGACCAGCACTTCGCTGATGCAGAGAAAACAGTGAAGTGGTGTGGCGAGGTCGAGGAGCGCCTGGAAGCAGCCAAGCAACATGCGCTGAGCCAGACGGAAACCATCGACGCCCTCTTCCGCACCATCGACGAAATATCGGAGCAGGCCCGTCGCAAACGGCTTGAGCTGGACAAACTGGTGAAAGCTCGCAAGGTGGCCATTCGCGAAGAGATCGTTCTGAAAGCGAAAGCAGCGCTGCGTGATCATCTGGACAAGATCAACACCTCGTTCGGCGGCAAGGTGCGGCTGCCGGAGATCCCCGCGGACTTCGCCGGCGCGATCAAAGGCAAAAAAAATATCGCCAGTCTGCGTGACGCCGCCGACTCTGAACTGGCCCGGGCCAAGATCGAGGCCAGCCAGATCGGCGACGGTATCCGCGCCAACTTGGAAAGCTTGCGCTCGCTCGCCGTGGATCATGCGTTTCTGTTCAACGATGCTCAGCAGATCGTGCTCAAGAACAATGACGACCTGGTGGCCCTCATCAAGGTGCGGATCAACGAGCACAAGCAGGCCGAGGAAGCGAAAGAGCTGGCGCAGCGTGAACGTATTCGTGCTGAAGAATCAGCGAAGCTTGCGGCTGCCGCCGAAGCGGAACAAGTTGCCGAAGCGGAAAAGGCAACAGCCAACGCGCCCGCGCCGCAAGCTGCTGAGGCATCCAAACCAGTCGAACAACCAGCTCCGAGAATGTCGGCCGTCACCCCATCTGCGAAGGTGCCGCCCAAGCCTACAAAGCTCGAAGCGAACGTCACCGACCTTCATGCGCTGGTAAAAGCCGTCTACGAAGGTCGTGCGCCGATATCGGTCCTCACAGTGAACTGGGGCGCGCTGGACGACCTTGTCCACATTCAAGGCGCTGACTTCCAAATGGACGGAGTAACCATCACGCAGGTGGCAGCATGATGACTACCGAGCTGAGCGCCATCCTGCGCAACAGTGCCAAATCATCCGAGCTGGCCGCCGCGGTTAGAGAATTCCAGCGCAGCGGTGGCACGGTATGCGACCTTGGCTCATGCAGGATCGCGCCCCGCCCACCTCGTAAAGAGCCGCCGCCCCGGCAGACACGTTACAACGGTGCGGATCACCGGAAATATGTCGAGGAAGAGGAAGACCTGAAACTGCTTGAGCGCATCAAGGCGATGCGCGATCTGGGCGTCAGCCACTTCCAGGCCGAGAAGCAGACCGGGATCAATCGAACCACCATCAGGCGGATCGTTCAGAAGTACGGCATGGACTACCCCAGCAGCAGCCGGGCGAAATGAAGCGCCTGCAAATGCGCGTCCGCCACGGCAGACGCCAGCAACACATTCACTTGCCGCCCAGCGGCTACACGGAGCTGATAAATGGCCCTGACCCAGAAACAGCGGGACGAGAGGACGGCGCTCAAGCGGCAGAAGGCCGGGGAAGAGGAATTGCGGCTCAGGGTGCGGCCCGGAACGAAGCAGGCCCTGAGTGAGCTGATGGAGTGGGCAGGCATCGAGGAGCAGGGAGAGGCGCTGACCCTGATGATTCACCACCTGCATGCGCTGGGGCCTGGCGGCGCGCTGCCCATGCTTGAGGTTCCGCGCCACGAAATCACAGTGTCGAATATCGTGGCGTTGGAGTTTCACCGCAAGAGCATGCTGATGATTCATCAGGATCCGGGGTGTGAAATCATTTCGCCAGCAATGGAAGCAAATCGCCTTTGTAGCGATGCACATTCAATGCTCCATGATGGCGAACATTGATACAGCCCGCTGGTACCATAAATATCCGTCCTTTCTCATTAAAGAGACCACCTTCGATCAGAGATCTAAGCGTCTTTTCATCAATGCCCTCAAATGATTTGTTATCGGCCTCAAGTGTGAAGCTAAAGAGCCCTTTCTTCGGCCCTCTCTGAAACTTGTATGGATGGCAGACCAAGCCAGCCTCGTTGAGGCCGATCACATCCTCAATGACTTCAAGCATTTTTAAATCCTCAAGACCCCATGCCGGTCACCCGTAATACCCCATCCCCAGCCAATTTGCCACCGCCGGATACGGAGACGGCGAATGCAATGGAGATTGACATCAAGTTCGAAGAAAGCGTCATCACAAAGTTGTTGATATCTGGCGCCCTCTACCTAGATCCCGTAACGTTTTACTTTAAGGCTTCAATCGTCTTAAATGGACGACTGAGTATGCCTCGGCTAAAAGTTGCAGTCACCGGCCAAGATGACGGCTAGCACGCGCGACAAAAGAGCTGAGTGCTTGCTATAAATCAGCCAAATCTATATCAACGTTTAAAGTCTGGTATGACGAGCCTATAATGCCGATCATGCATTTTAGCCTTATAAAGTTCGACGCGCGCATTCCACTTCTTATTGAATGCCTTTACAGCATTTTTAAGCAACTTAAGATGAGCATCAGATATATTCACCCCTGCAATGACACTTTTTAGAATTCTAGGCTCAAATTCTTGAGCACTAGCACCGTTAACAAAATCAATTACGCGCTCTTCCTCTTCATAACTCCACTCCGTACTTTTTGCCATGAATATCTTTTCTACTTCGTCCTCCATACGGTCAGACCACATATTAACTGTAGGTCTTTCAGTACTATACCGTACAGGAAAAGAGACCAGATGAGAGTCATCTCTAGAACTTTTATCACGCGGAAGCCAATCTTGCTGAAAAAATTCTACAACGAACCCCGTATGATGCTTAGCATAGTGGGCCCACATCAACACATGCCAAGGAGACCTCGACAATGAAAGAACGCCCACATTTCTCATTGATTTAGCTTGAAAGGTTCCATCTTTAAATGCGGACTCAATCCGATTCAGCCCCTCCTGTTTTCTCTTGATTTTATCTGCGGGACTACCCGATCCATCTGCAAACCTAAATAGATCAGGACGACTCTTGATCGGATCCCGATTTGTCACGTAGCAGGGATTACAATCGAAAGGGTCGTTGAAAGCAGATGGCGCTGAAAACTTTATTTTATTTTCAGTTAATATTTTCAAAACATTCAACTCTTCGTCGAATGCTACATACTTATATAAATATTTACCTGACACGCTCCAGCCTCCTGACGTTGATCTCCTGATTTAAACGTACATCCAGTCAAATTGCCACTATCCGATTCGACTTGTGGCGCAAACTTGGAATTCGATATGAGCCAGCTCCACCAGATACTGGTAGGCGACTGCATCGACATGATGCGCACGCTGCCAGATGAAAGCGTGCATACGTGCGTGACCAGTCCGCCCTACTACGGTCTGCGTGACTACGGCGTCGAGGGCCAGATCGGCCTGGAGGAAACCCCTGCCGAGTTCATCGCTCGGTTGGTCGACGTGTTCCGCGAAGTGCGCAGGGTGCTACGCGCTGACGGCACGATCTGGGTGAACATGGGAGACAGCTACGCCGGCAGCTGGGGCTCCCAAGGCAGGCCCCAAGGCGATGGCCAGATGTCCGGGCGTAGCGTTACGTCTGCTCGGCAGATCAATGAGCACCCCAGCTTCAAATCCGGTACCGGTGTACGCGGACGCGAGATGAGCATGAAGCCCAAGGATTTAATGGGCATGCCCTGGCGCCTGGCATTCGCCCTGCAGAACGACGGCTGGTATCTGCGGCAGGACATCATCTGGAACAAACCGAACCCGATGCCTGAGAGCGTGCGGGACCGGTGCACCAAGTCGCATGAATACATCTTCCTGCTGAGCAAATCGAAGAAGTACTACTTCGACCAGACGGCCATTCTCGAACCTTGTTCCCCGAACACCCATGCCCGTCTGTCTCAGGACGTTCAAGCGCAGATCGGCAGCGAGCGCGCCAACGGCGGAGCTAAGAGCAACGGCAACATGAAGGCGACTACGCGGAAGTCAAACGGTGTGGGCTGGGGTCACGGCACAGACGCCGACGACCGCCAGCGCGGTAGGGTCAAAGACAACGAGTCAATGAACTCAGCCTTGGCGATCATGCCAACCGAGCGGAACAAGCGCAGCGTTTGGACTGTGGCCACACACAGCTTCAAGGGCGCCCACTTCGCCACCTTCCCGCCCGACCTGATCAGGCCCTGCATCCTTGCCGGTGCGCCGCGCGGTGGCGTGGTCCTGGACCCATTCGGCGGTGCCGGTACCACATCGCTGGTTTCGATGCAGGAAGGACGACGCTCAGTCATCTGCGAGCTGAACCCAGAATATGCGGCACTCGCCCGCGCCCGGATAGACGCAGCTTGGCTGGATGGCGCTGCTCAGATGGACGTGTTTCGGGACTCGGTACACGGGGCGGGATAGCTGATTGTCACCATTTTCCATCACGGTTTCTAACCATTGCGAAAGATTTGAATGCCGGTCTTACTTTATAGCACTCGATCTTAGATAAGTTGTGGCCCAAAATATCTTGTATTTCCTTGCGACTGATATCTGAAGCAAAACCAACTACGACTTCAGCAAGGCAGATGCTGTCGCTAAATGACTCAAAATAAAGACCTGACTCTGGATCGGGTTTTCCTAGAGAGCCGAACAAACGAACTTCCTCTTCGTATCTCCAGTGGTCAAATTTCGTGAGAAATGCCTCCTCGACCCTCTGGTCTACTTTCTCTGAGTCCCAAGGACGATCTGGTCTGAAGTCGAGACGCTCGGAGACATAGTTTACAGCTGTAACGAACTTGTCGGGAATATCAAATCCCAAGCATATTCCGTTGTGCCTACCTGCGTAGTGTGCCCACTGAACCGGGCTGCTCATTGCTCGACTAAAACAGATCATGCCAGCTTCGGCAGCCGTAGACTTTTTGAATGACCCCATGCGTTTACGAAGTTCACGATTATCTAGAGAGTGACAGAACAGCTCAAAGGGATCATTTACCGAGTCAAAAGTGGAAACTTTCAACCTGTTTTTTTCGAGAGCTTCGAGTCCGTATTTTTTGTTGAGGAAGTGATAGCAACGCATTTCAAACTCTCCTGACTAAAAATATTGTCCTTTACAGACTAATACCCCACTTCAACGGCTCACGCCACCCCGGCGAGGAATCTCCATGTCTCCCTACAAAATGTCCGGGACGACGGTTGTCAGCTTTTCCGGTGGCCGGACCAGCGCTTACATGCTGCGCCAGGTGCTGGACGCCAACGATGATCTGGACGATCTGATCGTCACGTTCGCCAACACCGGCAAGGAACACCCCGCCACCCTCGACTTTGTGAACGAGTGCTCACGGCGCTGGCAGGTGCCCATTATCTGGCTGGAGTATCGCGACGATGATCAAGGCTTCGCCATTGTCACCTACGAAACCGCCAGCCGCGACGGCGAGCCGTTCGAGGCTCTTATCCGCAAGCGCAGCTATCTGCCCAACCCGGTCACACGGTTCTGCACCATTGACCTCAAAATCAGGGTGATCCACAAATATCTGCGGATGGTTGGATGCTCCACTGAGGAAACCCCGGTCGACATGATGACCGGCATCAGGGCAGACGAGCCACGGCGCGTGGCGAAGATCCGGCACCGCAAGACCACGACAGAGAGCAAGCACGCGACGATGGTGATGCCGCTCGCAGATGCCGGTGTCGGAGTGCAGCAGATCGGAGAGTTCTGGAAGGCTCAGCCGTTTGATCTGGAACTACCGACGATCAATGGCCGCACCCTGGAAGGCAACTGCGACCTGTGCTTTCTCAAAGGTGCAAAGCAGGTCTACTCAATCATCGCCAGTGACCGGAGCAAGGCCGACTGGTGGGCTCGGATGGAGCGCACCGCGACCCAGAGTAGCGCCGCCACAACTGACGGCGCGCTGTTCCGTTTCGACCGACCGAGCTATCAGCAGATGCTCGATTACTCGGACACCCAGTTCGATATGTTCGCCGACCACGACGAAGCCATAGCCTGCTTCTGCGGCGACTGACCCCAAACTTCAACAACTTCACGCCGCCTCGGCGAGGATGAACTATGTCCGCTCAACAGAAGAAACACCCCTTCGATTTTAAAACCCAGTACGGCCTTGGCTTCAATCCGCAAGACGATGAGATCGTTGTGGACTTCTTCTGCGGTGGCGGCGGCGCCGGTACCGGGCTGGAAATGGGCCTTGGGCGCACCGTCAGCGTAGCCAAGAATCACAGCCCGGCAGCGATCAGCATGCACACCGTGAATCACCCAGGTGCGAAGCACTTCACGACAGATGTATTCGACGGCGATCCGGATACCGAATGCGGAGGCAAGGCCGTGGGCTGGTTCCACATGAGCCCGGATTGCACCCACCACAGCCAGGCCGCTGGCGGGCAGCCGCGCAAGCGTGAGATCCGCAACCTGTCTTGGATCGGCTTGAAGTGGGGTGGCAAGAAGAGACCCCGCGTCATCAGCCTGGAGAACGTAAAGCAGATCCTGCAATGGGGGCCGCTGGTGGCAAAGCGTTGCAAGTCGACCGGGCGGGTCGTGAAGCTGGGCGGCGGCATTGCCGCACCTGGTGAGGTTGTGCCGGTCGATCAGCAGTTTCTGGTGCCAGACCCTGGGCGGCGCGGCCAGACGTGGGCGGTGTTCGTGGCCGAGTTGGAGCGCCTGGGCTATGTGGTCGAGTGGCGCGTGATCCGAGCGTGCGATTTCGGTGCGCCCACCAGCCGGGAACGCCTGTTCATGATTGCCCGCTGCGACGAACAGCCGATCGTGTGGCCAGAGCCGACCCACGCCAAGCGCCCGGCCAAAGGCCAGAAGCCTTGGAGGACAGCCGCCGAGTGCATAGACTTCACCGAGTTGGGCAAAAGCATATTCGGACGCAAGAAAGACCTGGCGCCGGCCACCTTGCGGCGAGTGGCCAAGGGCATGAAGAAGTTCGTCATCGACAACCCGGCCCCGTTCATTGTCCCGATTGCGAACTGGTCGGGCGAGACGGTGCAATCGGCCAAAGAGCCGCTGCGCACGGTGACTTCATATCCAAAAGGCGGCGCTTTCTCGGTCGTCAGCCCAGTCATTGCGCCGGCGACCCACCAGTGCAGCGATCGCATCAACGATCCGTTGGAGCCATTGCCGACAGTTACTTGCGCCAACCGTGGCGAGCTGACGCTGATCAGCCCTACCCTGATCCAGTCTGGCTACGGCGAGCGCGAAGGCCAACAGCCCCGTGTGCCAGGAATCGATCAGCCGCTGGGCACCGTTGTTGCTGGCGGCGTCAAACACGCGCTTGCCGCTGCGCACTTGGTGAAGTTCCGGTTTGACGATTCGGGCAAAGCGCTTGATGAGCCTCTGCCAACTATCACCAGCGGCGGCAACTACCAGCGGCCTGCTGGTGCAGCCCACGCGATGGGAGTGTCTACGGTGTTCATGGCTCAGATGAACGGTGGCTTCAACACGACGCACGCCAAGGGCGTCGACGAGCCAATGACGACGGTCACCAACACCGGAAGCCAGCAGCAACTGGTGGCCGCAAGCCTGGTGCACCTACGCGGCAACTGTAATGCGCGGGACCCCGCCGATCCGCTGCACACCATTAGCGCCGGCGGCCAGCACCACGGCATGGTGACAGCGTTCATGGAGCGGCAGTTCGGTGCCAGCGTCGGTCAGTCGCTTGAAGAGCCTGCGCCCACCGTCACGGCCGGAGGCGGAGGTAAAAGCTCTGTCGTATCGCTCAGACTCTCCCCAGAGCATGAGGAAGGCGCACTGCGCGTCGCCGCGTTCCTGATCAGCTATTACGGGACCGAGAACGTCAGCAGCGCGGGCGAACCAGCGCCCACGATCACGACCAAGGATCGCTTGGCGCTGGTCACCGTCATGGTCAAGGGCACTCCCTACGTGATCGTCGACATCTGCCTGCGGATGCTCAAGCCGTCAGAGCTGTACAAGGCTCAGGGCTTCCCCGCCGACTACGTCATCACCCACGGCGCCGACGGCAAACCGTTCACTAAAACTCAGCAGGTTCACATGTGCGGCAACAGCGTGAGCCCGCCGCCGATGGCAGCCTTGGCCAAGGCTAATGACCCTTGGCGGGCAACCATGGCAGCTTTAGCAGCCTGAGATACTTTACTCAGGTGTGGCGTATAGATGGCTAACACACGTACCGCAAACAGATCGCCCAAGCACGGCCGCTTTCGCTCTAGCGGTCTCCTCGGCAAGACAGCTCAGATTAATGGTCGATGTTTCATCAAATTTGGCTTTATTGCAGATCGAAGATTTTCGCGTAGAACACTCTCTTGGATCTGTACTGGTGAGCGTACCTTCGAATATATGGTGCTCGTTAGTTTCATTTCGCTTCCGTATTGAGTAAGTGATCATTCCATAACCTCCACTAATAATGGCATTGCGCCAGTCTCGATAATGCCACTACCAAACGGTTATTCATACCCCTCCCAAACAACCTGAGCCCCTAGTGAGGCAAGGACAAACTCATGCCCGAAGAAACGTTGATAGGTCCCGTCGAAGTCACCCGCGACGAGGACGGCTACTGGTATCACCCAGGCGTTCCGGATTTCGATGAAGACCATGCGGCCTACAAAGCCTGGCTTGATGCTCAGCAACTGAAGGTGGTCGGCTGGCACATGGACTCCGACCTTGAGTCGCCCCCCTACTGGGAAGAAGGCGCAGCCAACTGCCTCGGCTGGGAACCTGAAACACCCACTGCACCCGGCTGGTTTCTTCTGGGCATCTTCGATACGGACGACGGCCCATACGTGCAGTGGGCGCAGCGGCTGGTGACGCCATGAGCCAGGTCAAGGAAAGACCGATCCTGTTCAGCGCGCCGATGGTGCGCGCCATCCTGTCCGGCCAGAAGACAGTCACGCGGCGCGTGCTTAAGGTTCAGCCGCACATTGATGCGAGCGGTAATTTCTGCGTAGGTGGGGCCAACTACGGGCAAGACATTTACGGCAAACCTGTGACAAACCACTTTGTCAGCAGTGACTGCCCGTACGGCCAACCCGGCGACCGTCTATGGGTGCGAGAGGCCTGGCAGGCTGATGCGCAGGTCAATGAGGTAGCGCCGCGAGAGCTGAGCCATGGTGAGCCGATCCGCTACCCGGCAGATGGTGCCTCAAGGCGAACGGGATGCTCGATGATCACGCCGGGTAAAACTCGGCCATCCATCCACATGCCGCGCTGGGCCAGCCGCATCCTGCTGGAGATCACCGCCGTGCGGGTCGAGCGCCTGCAAGAAATTTCCCGCAGCGACATCCGGGCGGAAGGATTGGAATGCCCGCCAGAACTGGCGAGCGACGACGTATCGCCGAATTATCGCGACTGGTATCCCGCCGCGTGGTGGGAGCTGTGGGAATCAATCAACGGGGCCGACTCTTGGAATAGCAACCCTTGGGTCTGGGTCGTCGAGTTCAAGCGCGTGAAGACCTGAGCCTACCGCACTATGAATATCAGCTCTCCCCTGTCAGTCATCGCCATGCCGTACTTGAGCCGGCCCAGGTACTGCTGGTGCATTGAGTAGACCCGGTCATCGATGATTCTGAAAATCATCGTTGTCTCAGACCAGATATTGCCGTCCACCGCCCGCCTGCCGAGCCTGGCATTGCGCGGGCCGTAAACCTCATCCGCCGTTGTGGTGCATTCCATGACCTCTCCTTGGTGGTGTACCAGCTCCTGCTGGCTGCGTGGACCATAGCAGTGATCAGAGGCAGCTGCCTGATATCCCCTTCCCTACAGAGCCTGCCGGCGATCGGCGGGCGGAGATGTGCGCATGAGCAAAGCACCTATTGAGCCCCAGGACTACCTGTACGGCGTCAAGGTAGTCCAGATCGAAGACCTTCGGGTAGCGCGCGGGCTGACTCGCCGGCCAGCATCTGCCTGCAAGCACAAGAAACTGGTTTACGACCACAACGAGCGGCGCGTCTGGTGCAGCGACTGCGAGGCGGAGGTCGAGGCCTTTGACGCGTTTTTGGGGTTGGTCGAGGTGTTCAGCGCCGGAATGAACAACCTCGCGCGGCGCCGCAGCGAATTGGATGAGGCGGAAAAATTCCAAATCCGTAGCCGGGCAGCCAAGGTAATGGACGACGCCTGGCGCAGCACAAAACTGGCCCCGCTTTGCCCGCACTGCAATACCGCGATCCTGCCCGAAGACGTAGCGGGCGGAATCGCCAAAACATCCAAAGCCCTGGTGAGTGCCGCACGTAAACGCCAAGGCCAAAAAAAACCGACTTAACCCCTTCCGCCGCCCAGCGCGGCCCACACTCATTTCAATATCTAACAATGGCGGTCCTGAGCGGGCTGCAGGAGCTACTTATGGACGAAATTCACTTTCTGTCGCACGAAGAGGTGTGCACCCTAACCGGTGCCAAAACGAAAGCCGGGCAAATAGCCGTGTTAAAGCGAAACGGGATTCGGCACACGATCAAAAGAAGTGGTTGGCCGTGCGTCATAGCATCGGCGCTGACTGGCGAAGCCGTGACCACCACGACTTCAGGCAAACCTAAATGGCAGCCACGGCTGGTGGGATAAATGGGAAGGAAGCCGATTAATCCCGACAGCGTCACACGCCTCAGAAAGCGTAAACAGCGCAGCGGGGTCGTCTATTACTACTATGACATCGGAGGCTCACCGCGAAAGGAAATCCCACTCGGCTCGGACTATGGCATGGCGATCGTCGAGTACGCCAAGCTGGAGAAGAGCCGAACATCCTCGGCTCTCGTACAGCAGGTGCTGACCTTCGCGTATGTCGCGCAGAAGTACATGATCGAGGTCGTGCCGACCAAAAGCCCGGCAACGCAGAAAGACAACGCCAGGGAGCTGAAGCAGCTTCTGAAGTTCTTCGACGATCCGCCAGCACCGCTGGAAGCGATCGAACCTCAACACGTCGTGCAGTACCTGCGCCAGCGCGGGAAGACTGCCCCTGTACGAGCAAACCGGGAGAAGGCGCTACTGAGTGCTATCTGGAATTTTGCGAGGAGCGCCGGCTACACAGCGCTGGCCAACCCATGCGCGGGCGTAAAGGGTCACAAGGAAGTTGGGCGAGACCATTACATCGAGGACGAGATGTTTGCTCTGGTTTACGGCCATGCGGAGCAACCTCTACGCGATGCTCTGGATCTGTTCTACCTGACCGGACAGCGGATTGCGGACACGCTGAAAATGGACGAGCGCGATATACGCGACGGCCGGCTATGGGTTCAGCAAGGTAAGACGAATGCAAAAAGGAGGATTGAAATTACAGGTGAGCTGAAGGTGGTCATTGACCGCATTATGACCAGAAAGGAAGGACACAGGATCCGCACCTCCAGGCTGATCGTCATGGATAACGGCCAGCCCATGACGAGCAGTATGTTGCGGGGAAGATTTGACGCGGCACGCGAGGCGGCCGGTGTGGAGAAGGGAGAATTTCAGATGCGAGACCTGCGAGCGAAAGCCGGCACGGATAAAGCTGAATCGAGCGGCGATATCCTTCAAGCCCGCGATCAGCTCGGGCACACCACCGTGGTGATGACCGAGAACTACATCCGCAAAAGGATCGGGAAAAAGGTCACTCCAACCAAGTGAATTCTGCACCGCAATTATTTTTACCCCCTTGAATTTAAAGGGCTGCAAGGCAGGTAATTAACGTGTCATGCGGTGCAGGATTATTGCTAACCATCTGTTTATAAAGGATGAATTCACGGACTTAAAATCCCTCGTCCTTTGGACGTGCCGGTTCGACCCCGGCTCGGGGCACCATTTAAAATCAAGGGCTTACGCGCTTTATGTGCGTAGGCCCTTTTTGTTTAAGTTGCCGCAATTTTATATTCTTGCCGCAATTCTTTTTCGGATCCATGCCCGCATTCCGCCGAAGAACGCCACTCCCCAAATCTGAAAGACTCAACCGCTGTATGCCATACAGAAATTGAGAATTACTCATCATGAACATCGACTACACCGAAGGCTGGCCGTTCTGCCCTACGGAGGAGCAGATGCTCAAGCAACACGCTCATCTGGTATTGGAAAAAAACAGGCTATTGCGCGATGAGGTAGACCGATAGCTGCCCGCCGCCATGTTGCCAAGCAGCTCGACGCACTGCGCCTCACCATAGTAAGCATGGTCACGGCAAGCAACCTTGAACAGTTCAAGGCCCATTCGCTGGCCGTGTTTTCGGCGATCAACACTGACCTGCAGACCGACCAGCATTTCGCTGACGCAGAGAAAACAGTGAAGTGGTGCGGCGAGGTCGAGGAGCGCCTGGAAGCAGCCAAGCAGCACGCGCTGAGCCAGACGGAAACCATCGATGCCCTCTTCCGCACCATCGACGAAATATCGGAGCAGGCCCGTCGCAAGCGCCTTGAGCTGGACAAGCTGGTGAAAGCTCGCAAGGTGGCCATTCGCGACGAGATCGTCCTCAAAGCGAAAGCAGCGCTGCGTGATCACTTGGACAAGATCAACACCTCGTTCGGCGGCAAGGTACGGCTGCCGGAGATCCCCGCGGACTTCGTCGGCGCGATCAAAGGCAAAAAAAATATCGCCAGTCTGCGTGACGCCTCCGACTCTGAACTGGCCCGGGCCAAGATCGAGGCCAGCCAGATCGGCGACGGCATCCGCACCAACCTGGAGAGCTTGCACACCCTCGCCGTGGATCATCCGTTTCTGTTCAACGATGCTCAGCAGATCGTGCTCAAGAACAATGACGACCTGGTCGCCCTCATCAAGGTGCGGATCAACGAGCACAAGCAGGCCGAGGAAGCGAAAGAGCTGGAGCAGCGTGAACGTATTCGTGCTGAAGAATCAGCGAAGCTTGCGGCTGCGGCCGAAGCAGAGCGAGTCTCTGAAGCTGAAAAAGCGAAAGCCAGCGCGCCTGCGCAGCAAGCTGCTGATGCACCCAAACCAGTCGAACAACCAGCTCCGAGAATGTCGGCCGTCGCCCCATCTGCGAAGGTGCCGCCCAAGCCGACAAAGCTCGAAGCGAACGTCACCGGCCTTCATGCGCTGGTGAAAGCCGTTTACGAAGGTCGGGCGCCGATATCGGTCCTCACAGTGAACTGGGGCGCGCTGGACGACCTTGTCCATATTCAAGGCGCTGACTTCCAAATGGACGGAGTAACCATCACGCAGGTGGCAGCGTGATCAACCTGGAGCTGAGTACAGCTCGGCAAAACCGAGAACGGTCTGCCTCAATCGATGCGGCCGTTGCTGCCTTCCCCGCCTGACGAAAACTGCCCGACCCCTGTTATAGCGCCAAGGCTGCATCGGAGAGTGATCTGAACGCCCGCAAGTGAGTGTGTCAGAGGACAGAACGGAGCCTTCTAACTTGAGACGACCGTAGCGGAATGATTAAATAGTACATAGCCTTTTGCCATGGAGATATCTGTTGAAGCAGTACCGCGGGTTGATCGTTTTTTTCATAACAGTGGTCTCGGTCTTTGCTTTGCTCCAGGTCTGGCATGCGCGCGTAGCTCCGGAAGAAGCAAAGCTGGAGCGCGAACGGAAGCTAACAAGTATGGCCAAGTACTTTGATATAGGTACTCCCAAAATGCTCGACGACTCAGTCCGCCTAGACTCAGTAAAATACGAAGAAGGAACGATGCGGATCTCTTACACACTTACAAAACGGGCGAAAAGTGAAATCGACTCTGAAGAGTTTACGAAGCAAGCAAGAGACCGGACCATAGAGCCGTCCTGCAATGAAAAAGGCTTAGGCCCATTTGTGAGGTCAGGGCTCATCATAAATTACAAATTCAATGACTCAAGCGATTCACCTATCAGCGAATTTCAGATAGAAAAGTCCGACTGTCTATAAAAGCCAGCACCTGAAGCCCGCCTCCCGCGGGCTTTCTTATGCCTTGCGCACCCGCTGTGCCATCAGCGCTATTAACCATAACTGTTTCGACACCATCAATGGCCACCGCCATTGTCGTGGACCGTCATAAGTGTCCCCTCTTCCATAATCAAAACGACCGCACCGGCAGGTGCCAGGCCAGTCTCACGGCTGGGTTTGGTCACCCGTGCCTCGCATCTGGCCAATGCGGTCAAGGAGCCTCATATGCATCAGACAATCAGCCAATCAGACAATCAGACAATCAGCCAATCAGCCAATCAGCCAATCAGCCAGCGTCGTGCAACCTCGAAGGCCTGCGCCAACGCTGCCCCCTTTCCACTGCCGAGTTTTACGACAAGGTCGGCCGCAAGAACCCGGCAGCTCTGCCGCGCTTCACGGTCGTGCCGAACGGCAATAACGAGTTCGGCATCGTCGAGCGCTCGACCGGCAATGTACGTGGCGTGCATCGAGGCCACAGCGCGACGTGCAAAGCCGCTGATCAACTGGAAGCCCAGCCTGTACGTCAGCGGTCGTTCGCCACTCACATGCTGCGCTGGACTGCTGCGATCGCCACCGGCCTGGCGCTGTTCGCGCTGTACGGTGCCAGCTGATGATCAGTCCAGAGCTGAGCACGATTCAGCGCAACAAAGAGCGGTCCGCCATCCTTGAGGCTGAGGTGGCTGCGTTTCTCAAGCGCGGCGGCGTGATCGGGACGCTCAAAGGCTTCCCGGTCAGACCGGAGCCGAAGCCATACGGCCGCATGATCGCGCCAAGTGCTCCCCAGCCCGCACCACGACGCCGCACAAAGGAGGCTATGCGCGCCGCCGCCCCTCGAGACGCCATCCAAGACCGCTGCCACGCTCGGACTGAACAGGTGGAAGTCGTCCGCAAGCTGGCCGAGACGATGACGATCACCGATGTCATGCGCGAAACCGGCCTGAGCATCTACAGGCTTCGGAAAATGGCCCGCGTGCATGGCTTCGAATACAAAGCGTTCAGCCCGGCTTCCAACCTCATTCCGTACCAACACGATCCGGTGGCCGACGCATTGAACGTGGGCCGGATCAAAGCCGCCCGCGACCGCGGTATATCGCGGAAGGCAGCCGTCGTTGAGCTGGGACTGAGTAACACGATGATCAATCGGCTGATCCGTGATTTCAAAATCGATTATCCGCTGGAAGGACCAAGCCGAAAGTTAGGCGCGTGCTCTGACGCTCCAATCCTGAAGAATATCTAATATTCAGCGTATCACGGGATAATAGCTGCCTTTTTTATCAGGCCCTTTAAAAAAGCGAGTTTTGACGTTAAACATCAAATCCACAGTATCGATTTCAGACGGCTCAATTACTCGATTAGCGACAATTTTAAAAGCGTGAGGGACGTTCTCTGCTTGTATGCTGGTAACTCTTGTTACTCCGGGTATCAGTGACAAGAAATTTTGAATCTCCGAAGGCTTTTCATAAGTATCCTTTACATATATAAGATACCCAATAGACTCCGTGACATTGACTATATCGTTTGAATTATTAATTGGAGACCCAAATCCCCTAACCTTGAGATCACTGATGAATGATTCAATGTAATCCAGCTTCTTAATCAGAAAGGTCTGAGCATCATCGGGCTCTACCGACTCTCTTAACACCCTGGTTTTTGTGACTCTGTAGACCGGATTATCAGGCTCTCCATTCAGCATGGCCGCACTTATAGCAGCTTCTAGCTTAGGGGCAAGGTCAACCGCACCGAACATGTCATTTTGGAAGAATACTGTTCTCTCATCTGATATATCAAACGGCAGCCTAGTACCTGCCTCAGCTAAAACCACTATAGGTAGCCCTACACAATGCCGCACCGCTAGCTCATACATGACATTCGGGTTTAGCTCACTGAGATTAGCAATCACCAACTCGTCATATACAACGTGCTCTATAACCTGACGCGTTATTGAGCCGGGGCTGGCAATCTCATGAGCTACAAATGTCTGAAAGCCTAGCTTATCTAGAACCGGTCGCATTACAGCGCTGATCAGGCCGTCAGCGGCTCGCCGTGTCGTTGATGTGTCCGAACCTATGGGGGTGACAATGAAACATCTTTTAGGAGCGCTGTCCTTCAGAGCTTCAACCTCTTCCTTCGCTGCCTGTGTTGCATTCTGTCTAGCCACGCGACATCTCCTAGCCCAAGAGCTTTCCCTATTCGCGGTAGAAAACACGAAAATCGAGCGTATTACCAGAGCGAATTTGAAGATTACGTTTGGACATTGCGTACCTGTTCTAGGGCAATGTCTAACAAAAGTGGAGCTTTGCTACAGCCAAGAGCCGATTAACGCCGCAGCTACCCTCAAATACATCCGCCAATTGAAATCAAGTCCCCGGAGAAATATTCATGTCGAAGCCTACAGACACCAGTGAATTCCTCAACGAACTGAATGGCGGGGCTTTCGCCAGCCAGATCGGCCACGCCCTTTCCGAAGTTGCCGCCGGTGTCGTCGACCACGGCAAAGCCGGGAAGGTGGTCATCACCCTGGACTTCTCCCAGATCGGCGAGTCCAGCCAGGTGAAGATCAAACACAAGCTCGATTACAAGGTGCCGACCAAGCGAGGCACCCGCAGCGAGAACACCAGCCTCGACACGCCAATGCACGTTGGCTCCGGCGGCAACATCACGCTATTCGCCGAAAAGCACGACCAGCTGTTCACGCGTGACGATGCGCCAATCCCACGCCGCGACTGATCACCACCCCACCAAGCGAGACTTGAAATATGTCCCTCACGAAAGAAGCTATTCAACTGATCATCGATGACGCGCTGATCGCCCAAGGCAAAGAGCTGGGCACCGTTACGCCCACCATCGTGCTGCCCGAAGGCGCGAAGGTCGTGAACCTTGAGCAATTCGGCGCAGGCCGCAGTCGCTTCCGTGGCACGTTCTCCACCAACTCCCTGGTGGACTTCGCCAAGTACGTGTCCGACCGCGCAGTCGCAGACGCAAAAGGCTTCATCAATCAGGACGACATGACCTGCTCGGTGCTGTTCAACCTGGGCAACGAGGAAGTGCCAGGCCACGCAGACGACCGCGCCGTGCTGAAACTCAAGCCCACCGCCGCCTATCAGGCCGTGCAGGCAATCAGTGGCCGGGCCATGTCGCAGAAGGATATGAGTGACTGGATTGAAGACTGGCACAGCACCCTGTCGGCGGTCGGTGATGAGCTGCAGAACATCCCGCTGGCCAAAGCCATCGCCGCCGTGCGCACGATCACGGTCAAGGCATCGTCGGAAAGCGATCACACCGTCAGCGAGACGCGCGCCAGCCGCAGCGCAATGGATGCCATTGAGGCGACCAGCAAAGAAACGCTGCCAACGTCGCCGATCTTCTCGGCCATTCCATTTGAAGGCCTGCAGACGCGCGAAATCATCCTGCGAATCTCAGTCATCACGAGCGGCGCACAGCCGGTGCTGAAGCTGCGCTGGGTTGGCGAGGACGTGCAGCGCGAAGAGATCGCTCAAGAGTTCAAGTCGGTGCTCGAAGCGAAGGTGGGCGATGCCGCTCAGCTGGCGCTGGGTAGCTTCTCAGCCTGATGCATAAGGTTCCGCGCCACGAAATCACGGTTTCACCGGCTGTGGCGCGGAATTTGGAGCGGGCGTTTCAGCGAGAATATCTTCGAATCAGTCTCGAAGGCTAATCACTTCTTCGAGCCGACGGCGAGAGCAAGCAGTAATGCCGCCCCGTTATCGGAATCGCTAAAGTCTCCGGCCCCTTTACCAGTCATTGTGATTTCCCCACGACCAGGCATTGCATCAATGAGCGAACAGAAAAGATCAATGATCGAATCCAGCAGTTCTGGAAGGTCGTTCTGCTCAATGTTATGCACGTAATTTTCGTCTCCGAAAACCGCCAGCCTATCGTGATGTGCTATCAACTTGTTCCGAAATCCCTTAATTCCCAGATCCCGAACCCTATCCTCAATGTCGATACAATCCTGTAACAGTTCGTCGCTGAAGTGGTCGCTGTATTTGGTCTTTAGGTGAGCAAAGGAAAAGTTCTCCCGATTCATAGATTCGGGAGGATCGAACATTGCGCAGAGCCGGGTAACCACGCTCACAAAGACACACCTCCTAATAACGGACAATGTATCCGGAAATGTATCGTTTGCTACTGCTACCGAACTTTCATCACAAAACATCTGCTCGTACAAAACAGCCTCTCGCCTGATTTCTGTTGCGAATGACAGGAACAATGCGATATCCGTAGCGGCGTTTCGAATGTCGAACATGACTACTCCTTTGATCCGGCTCCATGCCGGTCATCATCTATAGCTCACCCCCAACCAATTTGCCACCACCAGACACGGAGGGCGGCGCACGCATGGAGAAACACCATGAGCCAGTTCTACCTGCAGGACAGCCGAAGCTACGTTGGCGACGGCCTGACGTTCTGGGCGCTGGGCGGCGGTTATACGACCAACTTGGACAAAGCTGAGCTGTTCACCGCAGAGCAGGCAACCAAACACCGCGACACCGATATCCCGTGGCCGAAAGCCTATATCGACGAGCGCGCGCATCTGGGCGTCGATCATCAGTACATCAGCAAGACCGACTCGGCAGCACAGCCGAGTGAGGGATGCCAGTGCGTTTTGCAGATACAGCAGCAATGGAACGGCAACGACATTTTGTTTGCCAAGTGGCCCATCAGCGGCACTGACCGGCTTGAGCGCGCGCACCGGGTGACCCTCGAAGCGGCTATCGCTATCGGCGACGATGAGCTGACCATCTGGCCGCTGGACTACATCGTCGCGCGCGCCCGGCGCCTGGTGCATCGGCAAGATGTAGACCTCAAGCAGGCTCTGCGCGGCACCGGCATCACGCCGCCAAAGCCACACCGCATCCGCAAGCAGATATTCAACTGTCAGGGCTGCGGACGCTTCATCGCAGTCAGCGAATGCTACTTGTCCGATTACCAAAATTGCGGCGCGGACAACCACCCTTAACACCCACCCTTACCTATTGCGCTGAACACCACGCCAGGCGGGCGGCGGCCTGAAATAGCCAAATCCCAAGACTGTTTTACTTCACGCGCGTCACATATTTAGCAGCTTCCGGGCAGTGAATTACTAAAGGCTGGGCATCTTCCTCTGGGTCTTTAAACCAAAGGAATCGGTATTCGCACTGGCTTGCATATTTATCCGGAGGCTTCACAAAGCCTATAGGGCCTGGCATCGGTTGCATTCCGGTTGTAAATCGCTCCTTATAAATTATGCTCCGGTGCCCAGCACGCAAGCTGCCTAGCTGAACGCAAAGACACCTAGTAACAGCATTGAAAAATCCCTCTACATCTTCGATCTTTACGCAGTAGTTACCAAAGGTATTTTCCAAATCGTCTGATTCAAAGCCTATTGTTGTGCACAGCACGTAGGCATGACGTAGAACAGCAGTAGCTAATTTTACGTTTAATGAGGTCTGCTTAACGTGAGGGGCGATATAAATACCTAACCTCGCTGCCATGCTTACAAACTCGGGATCATCCCCGTCACCAGTTATAGTAGATCCGGTTGAATAGAAGTCATGCCCCTCGTGAGGATCACCTTGCAGCGGATCTTCATATTGCCGACACTTCTCTAGCGTGCTTATATAAATAGCGCCTTGAACAAAAGCATCGGCGAATTTTTCGTCATCAAAATAGCGATAAACTGATTGAACTCTGGAAGCAATCGATTCTGAAAAATCAACGTTACCTATCAGTTTATTTTTATTAGAAGCTTTATGTTTCACTCCTGCCTTTTCAACATGCTTCCGACCCGATAATGCCTTGGCTTTTGTGTTCCACCATTGCCCCTTGCGTCCCATCTGTACCTCCTTTTCGGCCAAATACCGGGAAGCACACCAATACCCCACTTCAACGACTCACGCCACCCCGGCGAGGATGAACTATGTCCGCTCACCAGAAGAAACACCCCTTCGATTTTAAAACCCAGTACAGCCTTGGCTTCAATCCGCAAGACGATGAGATCGTTGTGGACTTCTTCTGCGGTGGCGGCGGCGCCGGTACCGGGCTGGAGATGGGCCTTGGGCGCACCGTCAGCGTGGCCAAGAATCACAGCCCGGCAGCGATCAGCATGCACACCGTGAATCACCCGGGTGCGAAGCACTTCACGACCGATGTATTCGACGGCGATCCGGATACCGAATGCGGAGGCAAGGCCGTGGGCTGGTTCCACATGAGCCCGGATTGCACCCACCACAGCCAGGCCGCTGGCGGGCAGCCACGCAAGCGCGAGATCCGCAACCTGTCGTGGATCGGCTTGAAGTGGGCAGGCAAGAAGAAACCCCGCGTCATCAGCCTGGAGAACGTAAAGCAGATCCTGCAATGGGGCCCGCTGGTGGCCAAGCGTTGCAAGTCGACCGGGCGGGTCGTGAAGCTGGGCGGCGGCATTGCTGCACCTGGTGAAGTTGTGCCAGTCGATCAGCAGTTTCTGGTGCCAGACCCTGCCAGGCGCGGCCAGACGTGGGCGGTGTTCGTGGCCGAACTGGAGCGCCTGGGCTATGCCGTCGAGTGGCGTGTGATCCGAGCGTGCGACTTCGGCGCGCCTACCAGCCGGGAACGCCTGTTCATGATTGCCCGCTGCGACGGACAGCCGATCGTGTGGCCAGAGCCGACCCACGCCAAGCGCCCCGCCAAAGGCCAGAAGCCTTGGAGGACAGCCGCCGAGTGCATCGACTTCACCGACATGGGCAAAAGCATATTCGGACGCAAGAAAGACCTGGCGCCGGCCACCCTGCGCCGGGTCGCCAAGGGCATGAAGAAGTTCGTCATCGACAACCCGGCCCCCTTCATTGTCCCGATCGCGAACTGGTCGGGCGAGACCGTGCAATCGGCCAACGAGCCGCTGCGCACGGTGACTTCATATCCCAAAGGCGGCGCTTTCTCGGTCGTCAGCCCAGTCATTGCGCCAGCGACCCACCAAGGCAGCGATCGCATCAACGATCCACTTGAGCCGCTGCCAACGGTGACGTGCGCCAACCGGGGCGAACTGACGCTGATCAGCCCGACCCTGATCCAGTCTGGCTACGGTGAGCGCGAAGGCCAACAGCCTCGCGTGCCGGGTATCGATCAGCCATTAGGGACGGTCGTTGCCGGTGGCGTTAAGCATGCGCTCACAAGCTCGATTCTGGTGGGCGCTGGCGGGCCAGTTTATTCAGGAAAGCCAGTAGCGGCAGATCAGCCGGTGGGCACGTTGATGACTCAGAATCACAGAGCAGTGGCCACTGCATTCATGGCTCAGATGAACGGTGGCTTCAACACCACCCACGCCAAAGGCGCTGACGAGCCCATGACGACGATCACCAATACTGGCAGCCAGCAGCAGCTGGTGACCGCGACTCTGATCACCAACACAACGGGCCACGGACCGACGAGCCTGGAAAGTCCGGTACCGACCCTGACAACTGGTCAGCACCACGCTCTTGTGGCCGCAAACCTGGTGCACCTGCGCGGCAACTGTGACGCGCTGGACACCGCCGATCCGCTGCACACCATCAGCGCGGGCGGCCAGCACCATGGACTGGTCACCGCGTTCATGGAAAGGCAGTTCGGTGCCAGCGTCGGTCAGCCTCTGGATGAGCCAGCACCTACCGTTACAGCAGGTGGCGGCGGTAAAAGCTCTGTCGTATCTCTCAAGCTCTCCCCTGAGCATGAGGAAGGTGCACTGCGCGTCGCCGCATTCTTGATCAGTTACTACGGGACCGAGAACGTCAGCGGTGCAGGTGAACCGGCACCAACGATCACGACCAAGGATCGCTTGGCGCTGGTCACCGTCATGGTCAAGGGCACGCCCTACGTGATCGTCGACATCTGCCTGCGGATGCTCAAGCCGTCCGAGCTGTACAAGGCTCAGGGCTTCCCCGCTGACTACGTCATCACCCACGGCGCAGACGGCAAGCCATTCACCAAAACCCAGCAGGTGCACATGTGCGGCAACAGCGTCAGTCCTCCGCCGATGGCAGCGCTCGCTCGGGCCAATGATCCATGGCGCGTGTCTGAACACCAGGCCGCCGCGGCGTAACAGGCAATAAGCGGATAAACAGCTAAGTACGTTGCAGGCTTATCCCGGGCTGGTTTTATTCTTCGCCAGTTGTTTCCGAAGAGCTTATGCCATACATCTTAAATATCTCGTATTCCGCAATAACGGGATGCAATGACGGGAACCTCAGTAACCACTGGCCGAACATAATCGTGAATATCTTGTGAAGTTCAATAGACTCGGATGCAACGCGCATACAAATCTCTTTTATATGCTCGCGGCCTCCTTGCGCAGACCAGTCGGTTTCAACCAAGCGATGAACGACCATGTGCCGCTCCTCAATATAGCGAAGAATTCTATCTTCGAGCCCGCTAACTTCTGCCGCGCCAGAAATCTCTTTCAACAGTGCCTTCACCGGTTGTTTGAATGCCCTACGCGGACTGATGGAAACAACGTCCTCAATCGTAACTACGTCAGCTTGCTTTATTGCGTGGCGTGCGGCCAAGACGAACATCTTTTCGAACGCCTGCGAACTTAATACCGCCACACCAACAGCCTCACACAATGTTTCATCTAGGATCGCTTCCACACTGAGCTCCTTGGCTCTACTCGCCGTAAAAAAAAGATCACTATATACCTAACGCGCCTTATTCCAGCCCTTCCCCTTCTATCCACATGCCTGCCGGTGATCGGCGGGCGAGGAAAAGTCATGACCGAAAGAATTCCTTGCTCGGAATACGACGCATCAAGCGATCGCTGCCAGAGCGGATTTCCTGTACTGCATTCCATATGCCGCGGCATGCCCAGCGGATGCCACTCATGTGGCGCACCAGGAACCATGCCGATGTGCTTGCGCGAAGACCTCCCGCCTCACTTGATGTGCGATGACGGCATGCCGCTCGGCTGGCCTGAGAAATCACTACGCCCTACATGATCGTGAAAATCAGCTCCCCTCTGTCGGTCATGGCCATGCCGTACTTGAGCCGGCCCAGGTACTGCTCGTGCATTGAGTAGACCCGGTCATCGATGATTCTGAAAATGAGGGTCCTGCCCGACCATATGTTGCCGTCAGCGCCGCGCTGACCCAGCTTGGCGTTATACGGCCCGTAAACCTCGTTCGTGGCTGTGGTGCATTCCATGACCTCTCCTTGGTGCTGCACCAGCTCCTGCTGGCTGCGTGGACCATCGCAGTGATCAGGAGCGCCTGCCGGATATCCCCTTCCCTACAGAGCCTGCCGGTGATCGACGGGCGGAGATGTGCGCATGAGCAAAGCACCTATTGAGCCCCAGGACTACCTGTACGGCGTCAAGGTAGTTCAGATCGAAGACCTTCGGGTAGCGCGCGGGCTGACTCGCCGGCCAGCATCAGCCTGCAAGCACAAGAAACTGGTTTACGACCACAACGAGCGGCGCGTCTGGTGCAGCGACTGCGAGGCGGAGGTCGAGGCCTTTGACGCGTTTTTGGGGTTGGTCGAGGTGTTCAGCGCCGGAATGAACAACCTCGCGCGGCGCCGCAGCGAATTGGATGAGGCGGAAAAATTCCAGATCCGTAGCCGGGCAGCCAAGGTAATGGACGACGCCTGGCGCAGCACAAAACTGGCCCCGCTTTGCCCGCACTGCAATACCGCGATCCTGCCCGAAGACGTAGCGGGCGGAGTCGCCAAAACATCCAAAGCCCTGGTGAGTGCCGCACGTAAACGCCAAGGCCAGAAAAAACCGATTTAACCCCTTCCGCCGCCCAGCGCGGCCCACACTCATTTCAATATCTAACAATGGCGGTCCTGAGCGGGCTGCAGGAGCTACTTATGGACGAAATTCACTTTCTGTCCCATGAAGAGGTATGCACTCTAACCGGTGCCAAAACAAAAGCCGGGCAAATAACGGTGTTAAAGCGAAACGGGATTCGGCACACGATCAAAAGAAGTGGTTGGCCGTGCGTCATAGCATCGGCGCTGACTGGCGAAGCCGTGACCACCACGACTTCAGGCAGACCTAAATGGCAGCCACGGCTGGTGGGATAAATGGGAAGGAAGCCGATTAATCCCGACATCGTCACACGCCTCAGAAAGCGTAAACAGCGCAGCGGGGTCGTCTATTACTACTATGACATCGGAGGTTCACCGCGAAAGGAAATCCCACTGGGCTCTGACTATGGCATGGCGATCGTCGAGTACGCCAAGCTGGAGAAGAGCCGAACATCATCGGCTCTCGTACAGCAGGTGCTGACCTTCGCGTATGTCGCGGAGAAGTACATGATAGAGGTCGTGCCGACCAAAAGCCCGGCAACGCAGAAAGACAACGCCAGGGAGCTGAAGCAGCTTCTGAAGTTCTTCGACGATCCGCCAGCACCGCTGGAAGCGATCGAACCTCAACACGTCGTGCAGTACCTGCGCCAGCGCGGCAAGACTGCCCCTGTACGAGCAAACAGAGAGAAAGCGCTACTGAGTGCTATCTGGAATTTTGCAATGAGCGCCGGCTACACGGCGCTGGCCAACCCGTGCGCGGGCGTCAAGGGTCACAAGGAAGTTGGGCGAGACCATTACATCGAGGACGAAATGTTTGCTCTGGTTTACAGCCACGCAGAACAGCCGTTGCGCGATGCTCTGGACCTATTCTATCTGACCGGGCAACGGATCGCGGACACGCTGAAAATGGATGAGCGCGATATACGCGACGGCCGGCTATGGGTTCAGCAAGGCAAGACGAATGCAAAAAGGAGGATTGAAATTACAGGTGAGCTGAAGGTGGTCATTGACCGCATTATGACCAGAAAGGAAGGACACAGGATCCGGACCTCCAGGCTGATCGTTATGGATAACGGCCAGCCCATGACGAGCAGTATGTTGCGGGAAAGATTTGACGCGGCACGCGAGGCGGCCGGTGTGGAGAAGGGAGAATTTCAGATGCGAGACCTGCGAGCGAAAGCCGGCACGGATAAGGCTGAGTCGAGCGGCGATATCCTTCAAGCTCGCGATCAGCTCGGGCACACCACCGTGGTGATGACCGAGAACTACATCCGCAAAAGGATCGGGAAAAAGGTCACTCCAACCAAGTGAATTCTGCACCGCAATTACTTTTACCCCCTTGAATTTAAAGGGCTGCAAGGCAGGTAATTAACGTGTCATGCGGTGCAGGATTACTGCTAACCAGCTGTTTATAAAGGATAAATTTACGGACTTAAAATCCCTCTTCCTTTGGACGTGCCGGTTCGACCCCGGCTCGGGGCACCACATATATAAAGGGCTTACCGGGCATTTTGCCGGGTAGGCCCTTTTTGTTTTGGTTCGCAAAACAGTCATGGTGCGCAATTCCTAAAAAATGCCTTCTCCGGCGTCCTGCCGACGAACACCACTCCCCAAATCTGAAAGACTCAAATACTGTATTTTTATACAGAATTTGAGGATCCCCCATCATGAACATCGACTACGCCGAAGACTGGCCGTTCTGCCCCACGGAGGAGCAGATGCTTAAACAGCACGCTCACCTGGTGGCGGAAGAAAACAGACTGCTGCGCGACGAGGTCGACCGATATCGCAAACGTCACGAAGCTCATCGACATGCACAGCTGATGCGGCGCTCGAGCGTGACAAGCTCCGAATAAAGCTGAGAGACGCGGACAGCCGGATATCTGATCCTTGACCGTCGAGTCCTGCGGCACGCCTGCAGCCAGGTACAGGCCCATGCGCGAAGTGATTACGGTTTTACTCAGGTCAATCGTGCCGCGCTGCGTTTCCATGCGGCGCACTCTAAACAACCGCAAGTTTCCTGGAGACTTCAGAGCACCATCTCTTACAGGATGGTTTCCGCCGCACCTCCGATGGACACGAAGCATTGGTGGCTTCATCGCACGAGCAACACCCGTTATAGGATGGTCATATACTGCATACGAGCTTGGCAAAATAGGTTACGTAACGGTGAACGCCTACAACGCTATCGTAGATGAACAAGATCAGGTTTTTTAAAAATGGATAGAAGCCATCTAAACCATGAGGTAGTTGACTATCTCGTAGAGAGAATCTACTTTTATGTTGGATTTGGCCGAAAAGCATTCGAGACTCTCAGCCTCGCTACAAGAGTCAGTTGGGATCTAGGGCTTGACGGTGACGACGCAAGTGACTTTATGCAAGATTTTTTCGAACACTTTGGCGTTGACCCCGGTGACTACGACCACTATCGTTACTTCAAGACAGAAGGGACTGACATTTTCGTATTCTTCAGATCTAAAGATCGGCGCGCAAAGACTGTAATGACATTAGGCATGCTGTATAACGCAGCCCAAACCAAGGCATGGGACTGCGAAACTCTTGAAAAGATTAACTTTAGCACTTTACCAATTTATAACTGTACCGAAGAAATTCCTATTGAGGGTTTTAGCATAAACACCAGGTGATATTTATATTAAAGGATGGCTGAGCAGAAGCATACATGACTGAGCTCGTTCAAAAGCGCTCCTCATGCTCGGTATAAATATTTAAACCTTGCGAATCCCGAACCGTGCGGCCTTGACCGTCGAGACCGTCGAGTCCTGCGGCACGCCTGCAGCCAGGTACAGGCCCATGCGCGAGGTAATTACGGTTTCACTCAGGTCAATCGTGCCGCGCGGTGTTTCCAACGCCCCGGAAAAGCTGGCCGACATGGTGAAAGGCTCTTGGTACTTGCCATCGACCGATAGTAGAACGTGGACGAAGCACCGCTGACCGTCTTGGTGATGGTCAACTCAGCCTCTCAAGCCAGAATGCCGCACGACGAACCAATGATTTCCACCGCCGACACCATTTCGATAATGTCGCCGGCCGCCAGGTTGGCCTGCACCACGTTGGCCGTGGGTTGCATGTAGATGTAGCAGCACGCGCTGATCCAGACGGAAACCATCGATGTCCTCTTCCGCAGGTGAAAGCTCGCAAGGTGGCCATTCGCGAAGAGATCGTTCTGAAAGCGAAAGCAGCGCTGCGTGATCACCTGGACAACATCAACACCTCGTTCGGCGGCAAGGTGCGGCTGCTGGAGATCCCCGCAGACTTCGCCGGCGCGATCAAAGGCAAAAAAAATATCGCCAGTCTGCGTGACGCCGCCGACTCTGAACTGGCCCGGGCCAAGATCGAGGCCAGCCAGATCGGTGACGGCATCCGCGCCAACCTGGAAAGCTTGCGCTCGCTCGCCGTGGATCATCCGTTTCTGTTCAACGATGCTCAGCAGATCGTGCTCAAGAACAATGATGACCTGGTAGCCCTCATCAAGGTGCGGATCAACGAGCACAAACAGGCCGAGGAAGCGAAAGAGCTGGCGCAGCGTGAACGTATTCGTGCTGAAGAATCAGCGAAGCTTGCGGCTGCCGCCGAAGCGGAACAAGTTGCCGAAGCGGAAAAGGCAAAAGCCAACGCGCCCGCGCCGCAAGCTGCTGAGGCACCCAAACCAGTCGAACAACCAGCTCCGAGAATGTCGGCCGTCGCCCCATCTACGAAGGTGCCGCCCAAGCCGACAAAGCTCGAAGCGAACGTCACCGACCTTCATGCGCTGGTGAAGGTCGGGCGCCGATATCGGTCCTCACAGTGAACTGGGGCGCGCTGGACGACCTGGTCCATATTCAAGGCGCTGATTTCCAAATGGACGGAGTAACCATCACGCAGGTGACAGCATGATGACCACCGAACTAAGTACCGTCCAGGCCAACCGCGCAAAGTCGTCCGAGCTGTCCGAGGCCTTAAACGAGTTCCAGCGCAGCGGTGGAACGGTGCGCGACATGGGGTCGTTTCAGGTCGCGCCCCGCCCACCGCGTAAAGAGTCACCACCCCGCAAGCCCCGCTACAACGGCGCGGATCACCGGAAGTATGTCGAGGGGGAAAAGGATCTGGCGTTACTCAAGCGTATCGAGGCGATGCGCGGCCTGGGCGTCAGCCATTTCAAGGCCGAGAAGCTGACCGGGATCAACCGCACCGTCATCAAGCGAATCGTTCAGCAGTACAGCGTGGACTACCCCAGCAGCCGGGCGAAATGAAGCGCCTGCAAATGCGCGTCCGCCACGGCAGAAGCCAGCATCACATTCACTTGCCGCCCAGCGGCTTACAGGAGCGGTTTAATGGCGATGGATCAAAAAGAGCGATCAGCCAAGACGGCGCTGAAGCGGAAACTGGTCGCCGAGAAAGAGCTGCGCCACCGGGTTAGGCCTGGCATTGAGCAGGCCCTGAATCGGGTTCGCCAGCGCGGCAAGATGCCCATCGTCAGCGAGGTCTTGCAGATAGCGATCATGAAGATGGATTTGATGGATGATGAAGAGCTTGATGCCTTTCTGACTTATCCGCGCCACGAAATCGTAGTTAGCGAATCCGTGGCGCGGGCAATCTACGACGCGGGCGTCAGGAACATCCTGAGCGCCGACCAAGACGAATCAGACGAGGTCATCTCACCGCTCGCCATCAATTGCTGCGACTGAGCTGAACGTTCTGGCTGATGCAATTGATGTTAGTCACCGTGCCCATGAAAGCATTCATCTGCACAGAGCACTTTTCAATATTCAGGCCGTTTCTGCCATCGCTTGAGATGTTGGTCACGTAAGGCCCTGCGGTTGAACAGCCAGCCAACACGGCTACGGCGGCAAATAAAGCAAAAATCGACTTCTTCAA